CCTACGACTCGGCCACGGTCACGGCCTACGGCTCGGCCACGGTCAGGGCCTACGGCTCGGCCACGGTCACGGCCTACGGCTCGGCCACGGTCACGGCCTACGGCTCGGCCACGGTCACGGCCTACGGCTCGGCCACGGTCACGGCCTACGGCTCGGCCACGGTCACGGCCGCTCCATACACCGCAGTCCACAGATTGAGCGCGGCCGCGACGATCATCGGCGGAGTCATCATCACCCCGCCGCACATCGACACCCCGCAGGCTTGGCTCGACTACCACGGCGTCACCGCCAAGCGCGGCGTCGTCACCCTCTACAAATGCGTCGACGACGAGTGGACGACGCCGTACAAGACCGACTACAGCCCCGGCAGCAAGCCCGTGGCGTCCGACTTCGACGCCGCCCCCCGTGACTGTGGACGCGGCCTGCACGGATGCGCGTCGCCGGCTCAAGCGCAGTGGTATCACGAGTCCGGCACGCACTTCGTCGCCGTTCCCATCAAGGTGGCCGATCTTGGACACCCCAACCCCGACGGCGACACGGGCAAGATCCGTTTCCGCGCCGCCTGTCGCCCTGTGTACGAGGTCGACATCAATGGGGGGGAGGTGGCGGTATGAAGCCGACCTGCTTCGCGCCCGTCCAGTGCGACAACTGCCGGTTCTGGGATCGTCATCCCGCGCCGTTCCAGTACTCGGGAACCTGCACCGTTCGCGGATCGTGGTACATCAAACCACGCGGCGGCGTGCTTATCACCGACGCCGACTTCTGCTGCATCCACCACTCGAAGGCGGCGGCATGAGCCTCCGCTACATCGAACCCGAAGTCGACGAGATCGACTACCTCATCTTCGGCGGCAAGGTCTGCTACGTCTGCGGGCACAAGCGGCCGAAATCGACGGAGTACTTCGCCGTCGACAACAGCGAACGCGACAGACTGACCGGCGACTGCAAGCGTTGCCGATCGATCGCCGGTATCGGTGAACGGCTGGCGGTGGCGTCGTGAGGGCACCTGAATGCGAAGAAGTGCTCCGCCTCGGGGACGCGGAGGACTACGCGAGAGTATTCCTCAGAAGATTCGACCCCAACGTAGCCGCCCTCAACGCCGCCTTCCCGAAGTATCCCGTCACCGTGAGCGACAAGGGTTGGACGTATGGCGTCTGGTACTGCGGCACGTCCTGGACGAAGGTCACCCTACATGGTCAGTACCCGCCGACATTCCTCAAGCGGGCGTTGGCGCTGTTCCCCGGCGCCGACGACATTCTCCATTGTCCAAGCGGCACCGTGACGGGGCCGGGTGTGACGGTGGACATGGTGGAAGACGAAGTACGCCGCCCTCAGATCCTCGCCTCAGCTGACGCGATCCCACTGCCAGACGGATCCTTCGACCTCATCCTGAGCGACCCGCCGTACACGAAAGAGGACAGCGCCAAGTACGGCTGCCCGCCGTTCCCCCTGCGCGGGTTCATGTCAGAGTCGCACCGCCTGCTCCGCGTCGGCGGCCATCTCGGGGTGCTACACACGTACTACCCGTCATACCGCCGCCGCGACTGGAAACTTGTCGGACTCATCGCCGTGGTGACGGGCTTCCAAAGGGCGACGCGCATGTTCTCGATCTTCGAGCGGCGGGCGGTGGCGTCGTGAGGCAGATTTTGAAACGGAGGGGACGATGAAACTGTACAAGACAATGAACGGCACCACTGGAGCTTACGGACACGGCGACTACTCCGACTACATGCCGCACGGCAAGCGTCCCGGCAAGTGGATTCCGAAGGTGCCCGCCGTGCCGTGCGATAGCGGCTATCACTTCTGCGACGATCCGCTCGACCTGCTGGTTCACTACGGCCCCGACCTGTACGAGATCGAGGTACGCGGCGAGGTCGTCAAGGGTAGCGACAAGTCCTGCGCGGAGCAGGCTCGGCTGGTGAGGCGCGTTCCCGCATGGTCCGACTACACGCTGCGGATGTTCGCCATCGACTGCGCCCGCCGCGTCGCCTATCTCGTGGACGACGACGAACGCGAGTTCTACGGAGCGATTCTTGACCTACTCACCGGCTTCGCCGAGTTCGGCACCGGAGGAATTGAGGACGCGGCGTGGGACGCGGCGTGGGACGCGGCGTGGGACGCGGCGCGGGGCGCGGCGTGGGACGCGGCGTGGGACGCGGCGCGGCGCGCGGCGCGGCGCGCGGCGTGGGGCGCGGCGTGGGGCGCGGCGTGGGGCGCGGCGCGGGGCGCGGCGCGGGACGAACAGCGCGAACTCTTCACCCGCTACCTGGACGGCGAAATCGGGCCGCTGGTATGAGCGCGATCGACTGGCACCACACGACGATGGACGGGCTCGAGAGGATGGGCGACGACGGTCTGCCGGCCGATCCGTCATTCGCAACCTGGCGGCCGAGTGAGCTGCAGGAGTACGCCGAGCACTGGCGCACGATCGCGATGGGACTGAGGTGTTGCGGAAACTGCAAGAGCGGCCACGACGACTACAACGGATTCGGGTGCGACATCGCCCTGGCCGAGCAGTCCGGTCATTGTGCGTCCATAGAGGACGGCGGATACGTCGTGGACTCTCACGACTCCTGTCACTTCAAGCCTTCACGATGGCAGGCCGCCACATGACCCGCCACGGCACGTACGGCGCCTACAGCACCGGCTGTCGCTGCGACCCCTGCACCGAGGCCGGCCGCGCCTACGCCCGCGAGTGGGAGCAGGACATGCGCTGGGGGATCAAGCGCTGGGTGCCCGTTCAACCGGCGCGCGACCACGTCGCCCTGCTGTGCGCCCAGGGCATGTCCCTGCGTGCCATCGCTGCGGTGGCCGGACTCAGCACTGAGGGACTCTCCTACAGCGTCCGCAAAGCCCAGAAGATACGTCGCGGCAACGCCGACCTGATTCTGGCCGTGACCGTCGACGACATCGGTCCTAGACATCGCGTACCAGCCGACACGGCGGTCGCTCGCGTTTCGGCCATGCGGCGCGCCGGCATCTCGGGCATTCAGATCGCCCGCATGCTGGGTCTGCGCAGCAACGCTCCGCGCGTCGGCGAGTACCGCACTATCGAGTACCGGACCCATCGCCGCATAGAGGTGCTGTACGGACTGCTGGTACGGTGCGGCGATGTTCCCGCGACTCTTGGATCTGAGGAGGCGGCATGAAGACCTGCAACACCTGCCGAGACGACACCTGTGGCAAGCGCGGCCTCGACCTGTCAGCGTGCGAAGACTGGACCGCAGTGTTCAACGGGAAGCCTCATGCCGAAGTTGAGGTTACGCACGACGCTGAGGCTACGGCGAAACCCTCGATTAGAACTTCACCCCTGCGCGTGTTCATCGCCGGGCCGCTCAATGACAACGCCTGCGGATACCTCGCCAACACGCATGCGTTCCTTGTCGCCGACCGGGAACTCAGACGGCACAAGTTCGCGCCGTTCAACCCCGCCGCCGACCTGCTCACCGGCCTCTACGCCGGCGACATGGAGTACGCGGACTACGCCGATCCGAACCTCGCCTTCGTCGAGGTCTGTGACGCGATGCTGTTCCTCGGCCCGTCGCCGGGCGCGGATCGTGAACGGGAGCGGGCCAACGAATGCGGCGTGCCGGTGTTCGGTAGCGTGTCCGCAATCGTGGATTGGAGGGACGGCGCATGACGATCCGCGACGCCATCTTCCTCGCCATGCCGAAGCGCGTGAAGTCTGATTGGTGCAACCGTGCCCAGCGCGCACACATCGGCGTCTTTGGGTACGGACCCGTCGACTATCTACCGCAAGCGAAACCGCTAGGGCGACTCGGTCTCTACGTCATGGGGCCGCTGATTGAGATGGAGAAGGACCGCCGACGCGGCGCGATGAAAGAGGCGTGTCGTGAGGTTCTAGGCGAAGACCCCGACGACTGGGGCGGGTGAGCGCATGACCGCCACCCTCACCCTCTTCGACCCGCCACAGACGCACACACGGCGCTACAACCGCGACCGGGCACTCGGCGCACGGGAATGGGTCGACGCCAACCCCGTCGCCTGGGAGCTCTGCGACGGATGGGTACAGCGCGACATCCGGCTCGGCGTCCGACCATCGTTTAAGCGCTACGCCGAGAACCTGCGTGGCGGGGTCAATCAGCCGGACGGGCATCGGCGCCAGATCGACAACAGTATCGTGGCCGGGCTCGTCGACCTCTACTGCGAAGAGCACCCAGCGCGGGCGGGGTACTTCGTAAGGCGGGGGCGGGGATAGTGGCACGCCTGCGCAACCGCATCCGTAAGGCCGACTACTTCACCGACGGCGAACTCCTGCGCTGGCACCGCGACAAGCGCACGACGTACTCAGGTCTGTGGGCGCTCGCTGAAGACAGCGGATGTCTTGAGGATGACCAGTTTGAGTGGAAGCTGTCACTATGGCCGTCGCCGCTCGACTCCGACATCACGATTGAGTTGCTGGAGCAGTGGCGGGATGAGTACGTGGCGGCGGGCAAGCTTGTGCCCTACGACCAGGACGGCAAGCGCTACCTCTACATCCGCACCTTCCACCAGCACGAGCACCCGCGCAACCCGCAACCGCCCGATCTACCCCTGCCGACGTGGGTAAGCGTCGACGTCACAGAGGGCGTTTCGAAGGACGGACGGAGGTGGGTACGCGCTGTCTACAGTGACGCTAGCGCTGCTGTACAGACCCGAAGCGGTAACGCAGATGGGTCGGTAGCCCTGCCCCGGTCCGGTACGGACCGTAACGGTCCGAAGCGCAGTAACCCTACGGGTAAAGACTTGATCGATTTCGACGACGACTTCGCGCAATGGTGGGAAGCATCCGGCAAGAACGGCAGCAAGGCCGACGCCCGACTCCTGTACGGCCACTGGCGCAAGACGGCTTCTCGAGACGATCTGCTCACCGCGGTCGTCAAGTATCGTCGCCACTGTGAAACGAGTGAGACGCCGCTCAAGCACGGCTGCACGTTCCTGGCCAAGAAGCCGAATCGCTGGCGGGAGTGGCTCGATCCCACGGCACACGCGCCGGCCAGGGGCAACGGCAAACCCTCGGCGCCACCCCGGCAATCCTGCAAGTGCGGCACCTACCTGACACCGAACGAGAAGGGGGTACTCCAATGTCCGATGTGCGATTGAGGGGCCGCCTCCACGACCTCGCCGGCGTCCTCCCCGTCGAACGCGAAGGCACCGAAGTAGAGATCGTCGAGCGCTGCGGCGGCGGCGTGGTCGTGCTCGCCAAGGGGCGCAAGTACCCGCTGAAGGTGCCGGCCCGCTGCGTGATCGAAGACGAACCTGAGATTCCGACATGCCCGACGTGTGGGCAGGAGGTAGCACCATGACCAGAATCCAATACCGCCCCACCTGCGGCGTCTGCTGGTGTGTCCACGACGGCTGCATGTGCTACAGCGTGTTCGATGGCAATCCCAGCCCAGCAACGTGGCGCGGAATCATCATGCGCGACGGACCGCGCCACTGGTCTGCCAGCACGAACCACGACCTCTGCGAACGCGAGACCATCGGTACGTTCAAGACACGGGCGTCGGCCGGTGAGGCGCTGCTTCGTTTCGACGCCGCGCTAACGAGGGTGGAGACCCCATGACCGCCATCTTCATCGCACTATGCAAGGTCGCCGTCCAAGCCAACCGAGAAAAAGAGCACCCTCATGAGTAGCATTCTGTTGGGGTTTGGAGCAGAGCACGAGAGGATAACCCGCCGCGTCGCTCTGGCAATCCTAGAGGCAGCTGCCAGCGGCGGTCGCGAGGCGGCATCCGAGACCGCCAAGGAATCGCTCGCGTCTCCCGACGACGGTTGCTACGTCTTCCAGTGCGTATCCGACGACCAGCATGTAGCGGTTCACGGGCACTACATGCATGTTCGTCGCGACCACCCGATGAGCCCCGATGGGTGGGCGTCAGCGACATTCGACTGGGTGGCCGTTCGGTGGCTAGACGACGACGACGACTTCGGGGGCGACTACGTGGCCATAGGAAGGAGCGATCATGACTGACTACCCGGCGCTGGAGGAGTGGAAGGCATACCGCAAGACCGTAGCCTTCACGTCACACCCCGCTGAACTCGCCGACGCCGCCCTCGACGAGCAGGTGCAGCGGGCGGAGAGGGCGGAGGCGGTCGGCAACAAACTGACCCCCGAATCGTCCCTGCCCAACATCTTCGACCAAGTGCTGGAGCACGTCTGTCTCGGGAACGTGACCGAGTTTCGGGACGCCTTCGTGTTCTTCCTCGACGACACTGAGACGGAAGCCTGCGAGAGCGGGTGCGGAGACTTCACCACTGAGGCGATCCGCCACGACGTCGAGGGTGTTCCCGTCTGCATGACGTGCTACGACGAACTCGTGCGGGAAGCCAACGACCGGGAGGCCCACCATGACCACTGACCCCTACGCCCTGCCGGTGGAGTGCCCGGAGTTGGCGAAGGCTTTGAGGTGGACGGAGAGCGGCTACCGGAACTGTCTGAAGTCGGTCGTCCGCGAAGCCCTCGCCGCCCTCTGTGCGCTGGTGAGGGAACAGGACGCCGAGGCGAAACTCTCCGACATCGCGTTCGACTCGCAGAAGCGGCAGCGCGAGCAAGCCGAGGCCCAACTCGCCGCCGAAAAGGACGAGTGCGCCGCGCTGGTGGCTCACCGTGATGCCCTCGAGGCCGAACTCACCCAGAATTGGCCGGAGTGGTAGCCGGGAACGCCAGCCTACGAGACCAACTCGCCGCCGTGACACAAGAACTGGCAGAGTACAAAGACGGAGCCGTGTCGAGCATGACGCTCATGGCTACAGAAAGCGAGAGAGACGAGGCGAGGGAGCATGACGGTCGAGAAGGTAGACAGCCTGCGCTCAGCAATCCGGGAGGCCCACCATGACCACTGACCCCAGAGAACGCCTCAAGCAGAAGCTGGTCGATGGCGGCTACGGCGGCTTGTACTGCCCCGACGAACCCTGCGGCTGCGAACTCGACGACCTCGCGCCGTGCGGTCAAGACATTGGTGGCGACGAGGGAATCGACGGCTACTGCCAGCCGGGGTACAAGTTCGACTGCATCGACAAGAAGTGCGCCCGTCCCTGCGACGGCCAGATGGCGGGTAGCTGGTGCATCACGCGCTCACCAGACGGCCCCAAGGAGATAACAGAACCAGAGCCGACCACTGACCCCTACGCCCTGCCGGTGGACCACTGCAAAGACTGCTGCTGTGCTCAATCGTGGGCGGCTCTGGGAATCTCAGAGTACAACGGCAAGAGCATCGTCGAGAACATCATCGACCTCAAGGCCCAACTCGCCGCCGTGACAGCGGAGAGGGAGGACTTCGCCGGGGCACTTCGCATGGTCGGTCGCTGGAACAACTGCTCTGCCGGGGAACTTGTACGCCGCTACCGCGCCTAGAAGGAGGCCGGGGATGAAGCACCATCACTGTGACCGATGCGAGGAGATAATCAAAGGCCCGCCGAACGTCATCACAATCGGCCCGCCGTACAGCTTCTACATCAAGAGAGTCGAACTGTGCCGACCATGCCGCGAGGAGCTTGTGCGGTGGTGCGCCCAGAGGGAGGCCACCGATGCCCAGCATTGACGCCCAGATAGACGCCGCCGTGGTGCTGATGAAGAAGCGGGCGGGGGAGTTTGACACAAGACATTGGTTCCCAGATCGGTCGGTGCGCGACCTGACCAACATCGCCGAATCGTTTCTTGCCACAGCTACCAATATCCTATTCGGGCACGCATGGAAGAGAAGCAAGACAGCGGAAGTAGAGGCACAAGTGTACATCCTGAACGCGATGGTCGTCTGCGCCCTCGCCCTCTCGCTACTGGAGAAGGAGGCCGACCGTGGGTGCTGAGTGTTTCAAGTGTGGGACCGATCTCGTGTACGACTCCATCATGCTCGCGGAGTGTCCGGTGTGCGCCAAGGACGACCGCATCGCCGCCCTCGAAGCGGAGAACGAACGGCTCCGGTGCTGCGGGAACTGCAAGTCGCACAATGCCGAAGAGTACCAACGCTGCACCCACGGCGACCAACCGGACTTCGGGTATGGGGAGCACTACGTCAGCTCCTACGATGCCTGTGACATGAAGCCGAGCCGATGGGATGCGCGGGGATGAGTGACGGCTACATGTCAGGCTACATGGTTGCCATGGGATTCTGGTTGGGCTGCATCCTTTACGTGTGCTGGAGAATCTGGAGGAAGCCATGAGCTTCAACTACGAACAATGGCGCACGGCCAGCGCCGTCACACCCGACATGCTCGACTCCTGCCTTGCCCGCATCGCCGCCCTCGAAGCGGAGAACGCCGAACTGAAGAGGAGACTTGAGGTCAATGAAGAGGTGTAGCCAGTGCGATGAACTGAAGCCGGAATCGGAATACGGCAGAGATTCGACCGTCAAGGGAGGGCTTCGAGCGGCCTGCAAGAGGTGTCGAAACGCGGCCAACAAGCTGTATCGGGACCAGACCTACGACCCCATCCGCAAGGCTGAAGAACAGCGTAGGTATCGGGAGCGTCACCCTGAATCCCTCGCCACTCAAAGGAAAAGCTATCGGGCCAAATACCCCGACAGGAAGCGGGCCAACGACCACGTCGATAAGGCGGTCCGGCGCGGAGACTTGGTGCGACCGGGCTCCTGCTCCTGGTGTGAGGTAGACGGACGAGTTGAGGGCGCTCACGTTGACTACGACCGACCGCTCGACGTGGTTTGGCTGTGCGTCCGCTGCCACCGGAAACTTGATGCGGCCCTATCGCCTCTACGGGACCTAGTGGAGCGGCTGAAGTGCTGCGGGAACTGCGTGTGGCGAAGCCGGAACGAGTATTGCGTTCACCCAGGTCGGCACTCATTCGTGACGGCACCGGGCCACGTGCCCTGCCACTTCACCCCAAGCCGATGGGAGGCGCGGGGATGACCGAATCCCCCCTAGAAGCCCACCTAGCCCGCGACATCGCCGCGTACAAGCTGCCGGAGCCGGTGAGGCAACTGCGATTCGCACCGCCTCGCCGCTGGTTGGCGGACTTCGCCTGGCCGGATCACATGCTCATGGTCGAGGTCGACGGCGGCGAGTGGACACGGGGCGCGCACTGTCGCGGCAGGCAGATGGGAAGGGATAATGAGAAGCGCAATACGGCGACGGCGATGGGTTGGCGGGTGCTGACGTTCACGGGGTCGCAAGTCAGAGACGCTACGGCGGTTGATACGATACGGGGGGTGTTGGGATGAGCTTACTGGACGACTACTTCGCCCTGCGCGAGAAGGTCTTCGAGCACTTCGGCTATGTCGAGGGTTGGCGCGCGCTACCACCCGAAGACAGTCGCGACGTGTGGTGGGAACTCGACGGCGAAGGGCCGGGAGAGGTCCGTTGGTCGCCTGTCCGTGACGACCTCGTGAGCGGCAATGACGAGAACACCTACAGCGCCGAGGTCTACACACAGCGCCACCTGCCTCGCTGGGTGTATCGCGCTGACGACTGCACCCTTATCGTAGTCGACACGCACACGGACGGGAACCAGCTTCTTATGGTCTTCGACAACGCGAAGGAACTGAGGCCACAGCCATGACCCTCGAATCCTACCTCAAGCGCGAGGACTGCCCATCGGCAGTGACGAAGCTGGTACGGATGGACACCGGAAACGGCAACGGAACCGACTTCGCCCCCTCGATGATGGGCTGGATGCTGTACGACCCGCCAGTAGTCAGTCGCGCCGTATTCGGTGCCCTCAACGCCCTCATCGCGCGGCTGGAGCGGGCGGAGTGGGTAGCGCGGGACATCTGCCGAGACTACCGCGACGACGCCGGAGATGGAGAATCCACCCTCGGCGAGATGATGGACTACTATGCCTCCCGCTACGACGCCGAGCACCCGGTATGACCGCCGCCGGGGAACTGACGGTACGCATCACCGCCGACGTGTCGCGTTGCCGAGAGTCATTCGAGTGGGCGGCTTGGTGCGTGACGAAGCTCGTGGTCGCATACTACGCCATGTGCGGGCTACCGAGTTGGTGACTGTGACCGCCTGCCCCCGCTGCCACGCCGTCCTGCGCGACGACCACGAACCCGACGCCTGGAATCCGCACGGCCTCTGCGACCCCTGCCTGCGCCTCTTCCGCGAGATGGAGCAGTACATGCCCGAGGCGCCGCAAGCCGCACCGCCAGACGACACCTGCGACGATCCCGCCCTGCTGCCGCTCATCGCCGGTCTGCTCGCACAGCACGCCGCCCTGTACCCCGGCGAACGTATCAACGTCTGCGCGCAGCTCGCCGGTTGCGGGGTCGTCGCCGATCGCCGCGACGTGCATCGCATCGTCAACCGCCTGCGCCAGCGTCACGGCATGCTGATCGACACGGAGTCGGCGCGGGTCGGCTACGCGCTCACGGGCTGGTCATACCTCGACGCCGCCGGACGGCGCGGCATGTCGGTACGTATCAAGGACGGCGCCCATGCGACGCTCTGTCGGCCGGCGGGCGTAGAATCGGAATGTCAGCAACTCGCGCTTGTGGTTGCGTGAGGGGAGAGGGATGAGCTACGACATCGAAATGACGAATCGCGACGGAACCGAACTCTACGTCGACCGCTTCGAGGACGGCGGCACCTACCGCGTCGGCGGTACAGACGTCGCCGAGCTCAACGTGACCTACAACTACGTGCACCACTTCCGCGAGCATCTCGACGCTGAACTTGGCATTCGCTGGCTCTACGGCAAGACGGGTGCCGGGACGGTCGAGCGGCTTGAGGCGGCCGTTGCCGCACTCGGCACGGATCGCGACCAGGACTACTGGTGCGCGACGCCGGGCAACGCGGGCGCGGCTCTTGCGCGGCTTCTCGCATGGGCCAAGCAGTATCCCGAGGGGGTCTTCGATGGGGACTGACGTGAAGACCCTGACGCTTGAGCAGGTGAAACCCCTTCCGGGATACGCTGGATACTTCGTGAGCCGACATGGGCGCATTTGCGGCCCGCGCGGGAACTGGTTGGCCGGGCAGGTAGATCGCTGGGGCTACGGATACTACGTCATCCGCAGACGAAGCATTCGCATCCATCGCGCGGTTCTCGAGGCTTGGGTCGGTTCGCGCCCCACGGGACACGAGTGTCGGCACCTAGACGGCGACAAATCAAACAACGAACTGTCAAACCTCGCATGGGGTACGGCCAAGCAGAACGCCGACGACAAGCGGAGTCATGGGGCGCACCCCTACGGCGAACGCACGAACGTAGCCAAAGTATCCGAGGCAGACGTGCGGCAAATACGCACACTGCTCAATTCCGGCGACATGAGTCAAAGAGTTATCGGCGCCATGTTCGGGATCTCCCACACCGAAGTCGGTAGGATCGGCCATCGCACAAGGTGGGGTCACGTCCGGGACATCCCCGGCTGCGACTGCGAGTTCTGCGCCGACGTTGCCAAAAACGTTGCCGAAGACGATGTCACACGAGCCTAACGTGGCAGCCGTTGCCATGACGTTCCCAAGCCGCCCCCGCTCAAATGGCCTGCAAACCGGCACAAACCGTCACACGTTGTCAACGCAGCGAGCGCCTCGGAGAGCCGCTTGCCTAACGGGCTGCGAGGGCGGCGAAAGTGACCGTTACGCAGGCACTTTACCGGCTGACCGCGACGGACGAAACGGGCGTGTTGCCGTAAACGTTGCCATAGAGGGTGGCAAAGACCGCCATCTACGCTCAAGTGCGACGGTTCCCCGAGGTGCGATCTGTAGTGTTGCGGCATGATCGAAGGCATCCTCACCGGCAACGTCTTCGACATCCTGCCCACGCTTGAACCCGAGTCCGTCAACTGCTGCATCACCAGCCCGCCGTACTGGGGCCTGCGCGACTACGGCACAGACGCCCAGCTCGGCCTAGAACCCACCCCCGAATCCTACGTCGACAACCTCGTCGCCGTGTTCCGAGAAGTGCGCCGTGTGCTGCGCGACGACGGGACGCTGTGGCTGAATCTGGGGGACTCGTACAACAACACCGACAAGTGGGGCGGCGGACAGAACCCCGGCAAGCATACCCAGACCGACGATGGGCGAGTCCCGTCGCATGACGTGGGTAGACGCAAGCCGCCACCGACTGGCCTCAAGCCCAAAGACCTCTGCATGATTCCCGCCCGCCTCGCCATGGCCCTCCAGGCGGACGGATGGTGGCTCCGGTCGGAGATCGTGTGGGCCAAGCCAAACGGGATGCCCGGCTCGCAGGGGGATCGCTGCACGTCGGCGCACGAGATGGTCTACATGCTCACGAAGTCGGCACGCTACTGGAGCGACTTCGACGCAATCAAGACGCCGCCACGAGAGTCCACAATGGCACGCCTTATGCAGCACCTACAGCTGCAATCGGGCAGCCACAGGGCCAACGCGGGCGCAAAGACCAACGGCCCCATGAAGGCTATGTCTGGCAAGCAACGGGGCCATGGACGTCGCCACGACGGCTTCAATGACCGCTGGGACGCTATGAGCCGCGATGAGCAGATGAGCGCCCCCGTGATGATGCGCGACGTGTGGATTATTGCCCCCGCCCAGTACGCCGAGGCGCACTTCGCGGTCATGCCGGAAGAACTCGCCCGCCGTTGCGCGGTCGCCGGGTGCCCGGACGGAGGATCCATTCTCGACCCGTTCTGCGGCAGCGGCACCACGGGAGCCGTCGCGTATCGCCTCGGTCGCAAGTTCGTCGGCATCGAACTCAATCCCGAGTACGCGGCGCTGGCAGAGAAGCGAGTCGCGCCGTGGCGGGACCAGTTGCAGATGGAGGTAAACGCATGAGCGCACTTGAGAGACTGCTTGCCGCCGAGGACTGCCCGATGATGGTCGAGAACTGGTGGCAGACCTTCTCATACATGGGCGACGACATCCGGAAGACAGAGGACTACGCCGCTCTCTCCGCCCTCGCCGTGCGGCTGGAGCGGGCCGAATGGATGGTGGGACGTCTGGCGCTGAATGTGTCGGCTGCCACTACGGTCGTTCACGTCCTCGACCCGTCAGAGTATCCGAGTCAAAAAACGACGGAGCAGGTATTGTCCATTACCGCCGCAGAGTACGACGCCGAGCACCCCCCCACCCCCGCCCCGAATCCAACCTAACCACCTCCGCCAGCCCGCCCACCCGCTATAATCCCCCCCCATGTCCATCCGCAAGCGCAACACCCGCTGGCAAGTCTGCGTCGAGAACCCCGACGAACTCGGCCGACGCCACAGAGTCTTCGCCACTTGCGACACCGAACTCAGCACGATCCAGCCGCCCTTAACATGTTCTTAACATGTTCTTAACATTTCCATGCGTTTTAGTGTTGCATATGCCGTTTGATAGGGTATACTACACAGTGTAAGGCAACGGAGACAGGAGGGGTCATGTACTACACGGATTACACAGATGAGCCCCAGCACACCGCCGCCGATGAGGCCGCGTTTCTGGCCTCCGAGGCCGCCGAGTCCGACTCCTACTACACCGCAGCCGCCGACGATCAGATCGCACGCGAGGCCGAGACCGCTCGCCAGCGCGCGATCGCCGATCATCGTTGCAGCCGCTGCGGCCGCCGTCTCCCCGCCTACATGTTCACGACCATCGCCGGTAGCGGAATCTGCAACGACTGCATCTGACGAGACAGACGATACCGAGAGGAGACCACCATGCAGACCACAGCCACCATCACGCGCCAGACCCGCAACCTCGGATACGGCTGGTCGACAACCCACGCGCCGGCGAAACCCGACCACGTCGGCACCGTCAAGGCCGTTCGCCGCGCCATCGTCGAGCGTACGCGCCTCATCGGCCCCGGAACCTACTACTACGAGCGCCTGTTTGTCGGCGGCGTGCCGGTCAGCGACGACGGTACGTCCTCGCAGATCCTCGAGACCCTCAACGAGGTCGACACCACCGGCGATTGCACGGTGAGACTCAACCTCACTCTGCGCAGCGCCGCGATCGCCGGGGTACTCGGCGTCAGTCCGCAGACGGTGCGCGATTGGTATCGTGGCGACCGTCTCCCCGGCGCGTGGCTCACTGACAGCGGCGAGGTGAGGATGCGCCGCGACGACGCGATCGCGCTGCGGAGCGAGATCGAGTTCGCGCGCAGCGAGGAGGCCGACGGCGAGTAGGGGACGGGTCACTCGCCCATCCCCATCACGCTCGCCCAGGTGGTCAGTTCATGCACGCCGTTCGGGTAGAATGTAACCATGGATACGGCAACAGACCACTCTCCGCCTGCGCCACTCCGCTAGACTGACGACGCCCGCCGGCGTCACCTGCTTCACCCTGCGCGGCATCCTCACATAGTTCGCCGGACTCTCGGCAAGCATCCCCGCCGTCACCATCCAGGCCAGCGCCAGACGCAGCGTCCCGGCGCGTTGTCTGACGGTCGAGAGAGCCAGCCCGTCGCGGATCATGTCGTGCTGCCAGCGCGCGATCGATTTCGGAGACAGGTCGGACAACGCCACGCGACCGAAGCGCGGCACGAGCACGTCCTCGACTATTCCCGCATGCGTGCCGACAGTACGCGGCCGGCGCCCGCAAGGCAGCCCGTCGCGCACCCACACGGCGAGCGCGTCGGCGACATTCATGCCAGCAGTGTAGCACGCGGCTGTGCGGGGGCTGTCGCGGGGGGTGCGACGGTTGCGTCGGCTTCACTTGCTAGGGTGCCGGTATGAGCTTTCACGCCTTCCCCAAAATCTTCGCCGTCGGCACCGACTACATCCGCGACCTGTTCGATGGGCCGGTGGAAGTGACGGAGAAGATCGACGGCAGCCAGTTCATCTTCGGCCGCTTCGACGGCGAGGTGCGCGTGCGCTCCAGGGGCCGCGAGATATTCCGCGAGACGGCCGACAAACTGTTCTCGCCCGCCGTCGAGTTCGCATTCGCGGCACCGCTTCCCGAGGGCGTCGTCTTCTACGGCGAGACGCTGGCCAAGCCGAAGCACAATACGCTGGCCTACGAGCGCGTGCCGAAGTCGAACGTCGCACTCTTTGGCGCCAGTAGCGTCGGCGGCACCTTCTGCGACTACGCGCAACTGTCCGGGTTTGCCGGAGAGTTGGGCTGCGACGTGGTCCCGGTCATCTACGAGGGCGTGGTCGAATCCGTCGCACAACTGACCACGTTCCTAGAGCGCGGCAGCTACCTCGGCGGCACGACGGTCGAGGGAGTCGTCGTCAAGAACTACGCGAAGCCGTTCCTGCTGGGCGGCCAGCCGATCCCACTCATGGCAGGCAAGCTTGTCTCGGAGAAGTTCAAGGAGCGGCATATCAAGGACTGGAGCCGCGAAAACACGAGCCGGGGGAAGTGGGATGTATTCGTTGACGGTTTCCGTACGGAAGCGCGCTGGCAGAAGGCCGTGCAACACCTGCGCGATGCGAGTCTTCTGGATGGTGCGCCGCGTGACATCGGCAAGCTCATCGTCGAAGTGAAGCGCGACATCGCCGAAGAGGAGTCCGAGGCGATCCGCGACTTCCTCTGGCGCGAGTTCGGCGACGACCTCTTGCGCAAGTCCATATCCGGGCTGCCGGAATGGTACAAGATGCAGCTCGCGGCGAGGATGTCGAACTGGCGCACGAGAGACTGACACTCGCCGCCATCCGCGCCCGCCTTCAGAAGTACATGTACGACATGTTCGAGGAGCGGTGGATGAATCATGCGTGGTGGGGACATGGGCCACGCAAGCAGACCCACCGCGCAAAGAAGGGCAAGCGCGTCGGCATGCGTGGACGCGGAAGGAGACACCCGTGAGCAGACCCCAATCCCCCCCCAACCCCCCCTACCACATCCGCGTCGCAGTCGAGAACGGCGACACGTTCTACGCCCTGCACCGAAGCGGGCAATGGCGCAAGGTCGCGGTCGTCATCGAGATCCCGCCGCGTGCCGGTATGCCGCTGCGATACGAGGTCGTCTTCGCGGACGGTACGGCACGCATTCTCACACCAGAGGCGCCGGTCTGTGCGCCGAAGACGAGGAAGGGGAAGGGGAAGTGAGCGAGACAGCGTACTGCCTGAACTGCTTGACGCCCGTGGTTGAGGTCTCCGGAGGTATGTACGTCTGCGCGACGTGTCGGGTAGAGCGGAGCCGCGTACTGACCGCAGAACAGGCGCTTGAGCGCGCACTATACAGCGACGGCCTTGAACGCCGCTACCGAAGAGAAGCAGAGAGCGAACTCGCTACGATCCGCAATGGCATCGACGCCCTCGCCCAGATGTTCTTCGCCAACGCTCCGAGGCGGACGTGGTGGTGAGCGAACTCCCCCAAAACAACGGCGTCACCGTCCACGTCCGCACTCACACGTCCAAGCGCGGCCACACGTACAAGCGGCGCAGCAAGACGAAGCAGGTCTGGAACGCGCCCAACTTCCAGAGCGCGTACCTGCGCAAGTTGCGGGAGCTGTTCTCGTGGAGGAAGTCGTGAGCGGTCTGCGAGTCACGATCACGGCCGACACGACGGCATTTGTCGAGAGCATGTATCGCGCCGCCTGGCTAATGCTCGCCCGTCTCGTGGTTCCCTGGTGGGACAAGCATGGGCTGCCGACGGGTACGGGCGACACGAAGCACTCGCCGTCGAGTCTTCCGTTTCGGAGGGTGGCGTCGTGAGCGACCGTCGCACCATCCTGCTCGGACTCGCCGGATCGAAGGCGTACGGACTCGACACGCCCGAATCCGACGAAGACTGGCGCGGCGTGTTCGTGTACCCGACGCCGCGCATCCTCGGCATCGGCAAGTTTCGGGGCCTCGACACCATCGACGACACGGCGCACGAGACGGTGCTGCACGAGGTCGGCAAGTTCGTCGGCCTCGCCCTGGCCAGCAACCCGAACATCATCGAGCAACTGTTTCTCGAAGGCTACAAGACGCTCACCCCCGAAGGTGGGCTGCTTGTCTCGAATCGTGCCGCGTTCCTGAGTCAGAAAGCGCGCCAGACGTACGGCGGATACGCCATCGCTCAAGTGCGCAAGCTCGAAATGCGCGAACGTCAAGGGCTCGAAGGCTTCAACCCGCGAGTGAAGCGCCGCTTCGAGAAACACGCGAGGCATTGTTTCCGTCTGCTGCGCCAAGGCACGCAACTGCTGCGCGACGGAACGCTCGAAGTGCGCGTGGCCGACCCCGCCGAACTCATGGCGATCGGCAAGCTGCCGCTGGCGGAACTCAAGCCGCGCTTCGAGGCGGCGATGGCGGAGATGGACGCGGTCGAATCGGTGCTGCCCAAGGAGCCCGACTACGAGCTCGTCAATGAGGTGTTGCTGGCGATCCGAGGGGTGACGTGATGTACGAAGCCGTCCGCGAAATCATTGACCCGCTCTACCTCGTGGGCGGTGCCGTCAGAGACGAACTGCTCGGCCTGGCGCCCAAGGATTATGACTTCTGCACGCCCCTGCTGCCCGACGACATCGAAGCGCGTGTACGTGCCGCCGGTCGCCGCCCCTACGTTTCCGGCAAACGCTTCGGAACTATCGGATTCAAGCTCGACGGCCAGTTCGTCGAATGCACGACCTTCCGAACGGAGAAGTACACGGCCGCGTCACGCAAGCCCGCCGTCGCCTTCTGTAGCAACGTGACCCACGACCTCTCCCGCCGCGACTTCACTGTCAACGCCCTGGCGCGCAGAGGCAGGCGCATCATCGACCCGTTCGGCGGGCAAGAGGATCTGAGTCAGAAGATGCTGCGCGCAGTCGGTACGCCCTCTCATCGCTTCCGCGAAGACCCGCTGCGCATCCTGCGACTGGCCCGCTTCCGCTCACAGCTCGGATTCGACGTCGACCCGCTGACGTTCAAGAAGGCGCGCGAACTCTCGTACAAGGTGCTGAGCGTGTCCCGCGAGCGATGGATGCAGGAGATGGACAAGCTACTGGTGGGCGAGCACGTATACCAGGGGCTCGACCTCATGGCCGACACGCGCCTGCTCAACTACATGCTGCCGGAACTGGCGCCGCAGGTCGGCTACGAGCAGAACAACCCGCACCACGACTTCACGCTATGGGAGCACACGCTGAAGGTCGTGCAAGCCACGCCGGCCGACGTGACGATGCGCTGGGCTGCGCTCTTGCACGACATCGGCAAGCCGTACGTACGCACAGACCGCCCGGATCGCAGCAACTACGTGCGCCACGACCTGCTCGGCTACGAGATGGTGCTCAAGCTGGCGGCGTATTCGAAGTGGTCGAACGACCGTCGCGATGTCGTCTCGGCGCTGGTGCGCGACCACCTGAGCGTGTCGTCGCCACTGAAGCCGTATGACGACGGGGCGAGTAAGCACCAAAAGGGGGAGCGGGGCAGCTCTCCCTGAGCCGCGTGCCGGATAGTCTGCGCGAGCAATTCCCCGGACTCGACCTGTCGTGTCTCACGGAGAAGCAACTTGCCGTGGTCGAGATGCGGGATTGCGGCGGCCTCTCGTGGCGGAAGATAGCCGCATTCGAGGGCGTCGACGTGGCAGCCGCATGGCGCAGATACGAGCGCGCCGGTCGCATCCTACGTCAACGTTTCGCGGGTTAGTGAAAGCCTATGACTAGCTCCGACCCCGAAACCTCAGCCCTCCGTAAGACCCGAGTTCTCGCCGGGACGCTAGGGGACCGCGACTACTGGCGCACACACGTGCCCATGACAGACCCCGAAGACGACCCCGTATGTGACGAAGCGGCGGAGGGACTCGACGCATGGATCGCGGCCGGCTGCAAGCATGACTGACCCCGTCCGCTGCCCCGCTTGCGACGAAGACATCCGTCCCGCCCGCTGCCGAGAGGGGTGGTGCGCCGACTGCAACCGCTCGAACATCTGGGGCCAGTACTACGCACCGCGCGGCGTCGAGGTCTACTGCAAGGCCCATCGCGTCTACGTCAACCCCGACGACCATTGTGCGCTGTGGGAGACGGACAAGTGAGCTGGTACTCCTACTTCATCTGCCCCACATGCGGCGCCGTCACGGCGAAGGCTAAGGCGACCGACCACAAGCCGCTTCTGGACGGCATACCGATGCTGGGCTGGTGCAACTCCTGTGCCCGGACGTTCCCGGCGACGATCGTTCCCGGCTCCGTGACGCTCGATGAACTGGACGCGATATTGGCGGGGGCGGTGGAGTGATGGTCGACGTGCTCAAGCCCACGAAGGTATGTACGGGGTGTGGTGAGGAGAAGCCCTCGACGGCTGAGTTCTTCCACCGAAAGCTAGACGGTCTTTGCGCCGCCTGCAAGGTGTGTCTCTGCGCCAAGGCAAACGCTCGTTATCGCGAGAATCCACGCAAGGTGAACGAACAACATCGCCGCTACTACAGGGAACATCGCGAGGAGACCATCGCATACCAGGTGGCGTATCGAGCCGCGCACAAAGAGGAGATGGCCGAGCGGGATGCACGGTATCGCGTCCTGCACAAAGAGCAGGTGGCGGAGAACAACCGGCAGTGGAAGATCAACAACCGCGATCGAGTTCGCGAGTTGACGCGAGCGGGCAACCACCGTCGACGAGCGCGAAGATTGGGCCAAGGCGGAAACATCACGTCATTCGACATCGCCGCGCAGTATAAGCGCCAGCGCGGCAAGTGCTTCTGGCGCGACGTGGGCGAGGATTGCGCGGTCGACCTCGGTCTTGGTTACCACGTCGACCACGTGATGCCACTACTGTTGGGCGGTAGCAACTGGCCGGAGAACCTCGTGCTTGCCTGTCCACACTGCAACCAAACCAAGGGCGCGAAGCACCCGATGGACTTCGCCGGGGTGCTCTGTTGACGGTGGACGTGCGCCCAATCGCTAAGCCCGGCAAGAAACGCAAGCGCGTAGTCGACGACGGCTATCGCTACATCTACCGCGAACTGAACTGCATCGTCCCCGGTTGCGAGCATCCCACCATGTACTGCCACTGGCCAACTCACAGAGGTATGGGCGGCCGCAACGCAGGCTGGGGATTCGACGAGGGCATTCCTGGTTGCCAGCGGCATCACGACATTCTCGACGCCCGTGACGGCACCTGGGCCGAGCACGAGACCATGCAGGCGCTGGTCGCGGCGTTGGCGCCGGCGTTCTGGGAACGGATGCGGGCGTGAAGAAGTACGGTCCACCGCCCACGTTGGGGGAAATAGGTTCCTCGAAATGGTCCAGCATGATCGGCCGCTTGCTGTCTGTGACGCCTGCCACAATCTGCGACCTAGAGGTCTACTGTGCCGCCTACGAGCGCTGGGTACTCGCCCATCGTTGGCTGGACGAGCACGGCGACGTGCTCGAGCTCGTCAGTGACAAGGGCGTTGTCATGAAAGTGCAGCCTGCTCCCAAGCTGGACGTGATGGAGCGATCCGCACGGACAATGGCCGACGTAGACAAGAGGCTGAGATTTCGTGCTATTTGATGTACCTGATACGTCGCCGAGGGTCTCGTGCGGATTCGGTCGCGGCATGGAACGAGCGCTCGTTTTCGGACGGTGTTTCAGTGAATCCACAGGTGGCGAGTTGTTCGCGGAACAGAGACTCGACGACCCCAGCGAGGTACGCGAACAGGCCGGCGTCGTCAGACAATTCCCACGATTCGAGACGTCGGTTCTCATTCAGATTCATGGACGTTCTGAGAACACACCTCCACGTCTCGTTTCCGACGAGGGCGAACTTGGCATGAGACTTCGTGACCCGGATAGCGTCGTCTCCGAATGCCTCGCGCATGGCCGCGCAGTATCCCGGCTGTCGAGCCGGAAACGACGTGTCGACGATCCACTTGCACGACTGGACGCGACCGTCTTTGGTGAGTCGCAGGGCGTAATCAATGTCGGCGCCAGCAGCAGTCCACGTCGAGATTGTGAGGTCCGCTGGGCCGGTGGCGGACAGTATGTGCTCGATGAGATCGATGAGGCTGTATTGACCACGACTGAGCCCGTAGATTTCACATCCCCGCTCGACGGGACCGACGGCCTCCGCAACGTTGTCTGCGTACTCGGCACGGCGCACGTCGCGGGCCGCTTTGAGTGTGCGGCGGTGTACGTCGGTCATGGTGCCACCGTCGTGAGTGAGTTGTCGGCGTGACCGCTGCGCGCGTAGTCGATCTCGTCACGCAGCTCGCACGCGTCATCGTGCCGCATCCTCACCTCGCCGCCGTCCGTGAGCCAGGCCCCGGGGAGACGGTCGCCACGATACCAATCGCGCACCGTCTGCGGACTGACGCCGAGTACCCCGGCGATCGCGGCGCTGCGCAGAGTGAGGTTGAGTCTCACCGTGCAATCGCCGGTGGTGTCGACCTCGTTGAGGATCTCGAGGATGGAGTTGGGCATGCCGTCGTCACTGACCGGCACGCCGCCGACAAACAGGCGCTCGTAGTAGTAGGTTCCGGGGCCGATGAGGCGCGTACGCTCGACGATGGCGCGGCGAACGGCCTTGACGGTGCCGACGTGGTCGGGTTTGGCCGGCGCGTGTGTCGTCGACCAGCCGTAGCCGAGGTTGCGAGTCTGTGTGATGATGGTGGTTGTGGTCTGCATGGCTGCTCACCAACCCGTCTGCATCATCGAGTAGGGGGCCTCGGCGTTCATCCGGCTGGTCTCGCGAGCCTCGGAGGCTGCCTCGCGCTCGATCCGGCGCCAGGTTGCGACCCAGGTGCGACGCTGAGCGGCGTCCAGGGCCTCGAACTGCTCAGCGGTGAACTTGCCACCGTCGGCGGCGATGCGATCGAGATTCCGGCTGATGAGTTCCTGAGTCTGGGTCTGCGCTGCGGTCATGTCCCCTCCGATCTCCGTTGCCTTACACTGTGTATTCTACCCCATCAAACGGCATATGCAACACCAAAACGCACTTGCAATGTTAAGAACATGTTAAGCACCGTCCTGCGCTTTGGGAGTAGGTGAAGCGTGGCTAGACCGACCCTCTACACGCCGGAACTTGGACAACGCATCTGCGAGCGCATCGCCCTTGGCGAGACTCTGACGCGCGTTTGCAGCGGCGCGAGGATGCCACACCGGGCGACTCTGTTTCGTTGGCTGACGATGGACGGGGAGCAGTTCGACGCATTTCGCGACTTGTACGCGCGGTCTCGTGAGCAATGCGCCGACTCACTCTTCGACAAGGCCATGACCGCGTCCGCAGACACAGACAGACTGAGCGACCCCAAGCTCGTCCCCGGCGCACGCCTCTACGTCGACACCCTCAAATGGGCTGCCGCGAAACTGCGCCCGCGTTCGTACTCCGACAAGCTGCAACTTGAGCACTCGGGCGGGCAGACGATGACGGTCAAGCAAGACCTCTCCGCCCTGACCGATGAGGAGTTGGAGGCCCTTGAGCGAATCCACGCCAAGCTCGCCGATACTCCCCCCACTGACTGACGTACAGCGTGAGCGCTGCGAGCGTTCACTCGCCTACTTCATCAAGCAAGCCTGGCCGATAGTCGAACCCGGCACGCCCTACCTGCACAACTGGCACACCGACCTCATCGCCGAGTACCTCGAAGCGGTGACGGCCGGCGACTTGACCCGCCTCATCGTCAACATCCCGCCGCGCTACTCTAAGTCGCTCACTATCACGGTCATGTGGCCGGCGTGGGAGTGGATCGCTCGCCCCGAACTGCGCTACCTCTTCTGTTCGTACGCCGCCTCGCTCTCGACGCAGCATTCGGTCGCCCGCCGGCGCATCATCGAAAGCCCGTGGTATCGCGGCAACTGGCCGCACATCGTTCTCACATCCGACCAAAACCAGAAGACCGAATACGAGAACTCGCACCGTGGCCTCATGGTGAGCACGTCGGTCGGCGGCACCGCGACCGGCAAGGGCGGCAACCGCGTCGTGGTCGACGATCCGATCAATCCCGAAGAGGCGTACTCCGACGCCAAGCGCCAGTCCGCGAACGACTACGTCGACAAGACGCTGCCCAGCCGTCTCGACGACAAGAAGCGCGACGCGATGATATTCGTCATGCAGCGCATCCACGACGACGACGTGACCGGGCATATCCTCGAGCGCGACGCCGAACACGAGTGGACGCACCTCTGCATCCCCGCCGAGTGCAAGGTCAAGACCACGATCCCGTTCCCGTACTCCGGCCGCACGCCCATCGAGCGCGAACCCGGCGACATCCTCTGGTCCGAACGCGAAGGCGCCGCCGAACTCGCCAGCCTCAAGACGGCGATGGGTACCCGCGACTTCGAGGCGCAGTACAACCAAGACCCCGCCCCGCCCGAAGGTGCCATCTTCCAGAGCTCGTGGTGGCGCTTCTACCGCGAGGCGCCGGCACAGTTCGATGAAGTGATCATGTCTTGGGACATGGCCTTCAAGGACAAGAAGACGAGCGACTATGTCGTCGGTCAGGTCTGGGGCCGCAAGGGCTCCGAGAAGTGGTTACTCGACCAGGTGCGCGACCGCATGGACTTCCCGACGACCAAGCGCGCCTTCCGCATGTTCGTCGCCAAGTGGCCGCAGGCGAAGCTCAAGCTCGTAGAGGACGCCGCCAACGGTCCCGCCATCATCGCCGAACTGCGCACTGAGATCCCCGGCATCGTCGCCGAGAAGGTCAAGGGCGGCAAGGAAGCGCGCGCGGCGGCCGTCACGGCGACGATCGAGGCGGGCAACGTCTACCTGCCCGACGAGTCAATCGCGCCCTGGATCGGCGACTTCGTCTTCGAGTGCTCGCGCTTCCCGTCCGGCACACACGACGACCAGGTCGACGCCATGACGCAGGCGCTGAAGCGGTTGAACAAGCCGCCGCGCGTCGCCACCTCGCGCTCGCTGACGTAGCAACGTCAACGTTTCGCGGTTAAGTGAAGGAACAAGTGAGCCGGCGACGCTACCAACGCCCCGGCCCATGGCAAGTGCCCACCTGCGCAGGTAAGGAACTCACGTAGCCAAGTCTACCACCTCAGACGCCCCCGCGTCGACAGATGTAGCCCGTGCCTATGAGGCGCTGAAAGCCAAACAGGGTCCGTACTCGACGCTCTGGGCCTTCTATGATGGGAATCACCCGCTCGTCTACGCGAACGCCAAGCTCCACGCCATCTTCCAGAACATCAACGCGAGATGGTGCGAGAACTGGTGCGCCGTCGTCGTCGACTCCCTGCTCGATCGCATCGAACTCTCAGGATTTGCCTGCGAGTCCAACCCCGCCGCGCACAAGGCCCTCGAAACCCTCTGGCACACGCAGGACGTCGCCCTCGACGCCCATGAGGCGCATCAGTCCGTAGCCGTGACCGGCGAAGGCTTCGTGATCGTCGACACGGTCGAGGACGTAGCCAGCATCTTCGCCAATCCCGCGCACCTCTGCCACATCTTCTACCGCGAGGACAACCCGAGCGTCCCTGAGTTCGCGGCCAAGTGGTGGGAGGCAGACGGCGCCACGCACCTGACGCTCTACTACCGGGACCACTTCGAGTACTACGTCGCCAAGGGCAAGCGCGCCGACATCACAAGTCCCAGCGCCTTCACCGTCGAGGACGAATCCGCGCCCAACGAACGCGGCGCCCTGCCGATCTTCCACTACAGGCGCGACAGGCGCTCGCACAACGGCGAACTCGCCAACGTCGTGCCGCTCAACAACGCCGGCAACAAGCTCTTCGCCGACATGATGGTTGCCGCCGAGTACGGCGCCTTCAAGCAGCGCTGGCTCATCAGCAACGCCGAGGCGACGAACCTCAAACTGGGCTCGACCGAGTTGTGGCAGATTCCCGCCGGCGACGGCGAGGGCCAGCAGTCAGTGGTCGGCCAGTTCGACGCCACCGAACTCGTCAACTTCACCGGCGCGATGGACCGTATCGCGTCCGTCATCGCCATCGTGACCCGCACCCCCAAGCACTACCTGCTGCAATCCGGCGACGTATCCGGCGAGGCGCTGCTTGCGATGGAGGCGCCGCTGACCCGCAAGGCGCAGTCCTACATCGACCGCCTCACCGTCACCTGGAGACAGGCCGCCGCCTACGCCCTGAGCCTCAGCGGCATCGTCGTCGATCCGCAGGACATCACGCCGGTCTGGAAGGACGCCCGCACCGTACAGCCGCTCTCAGAGGCGCAGACGCTCAAGACGCGCGTCGAGGCCGGCGTACCGCTCGTCACCGCCATGCGACAGGGCGGCGCCGATACCGAAGAGCTCGACCAACTCGCCACCGATCTCGCCGAAGGGCAGACGCGCGACGCCGATCTCGCCTCCGTGATGCTGGCCAAGGCGCGCGCCGACTTCAACACCGGCGGCGCTAACGGCGGCATGCAGTGAACGTCCTAGACGAGCCCGAGGCCATCCGACTCGCGCGCCAGTTTCATGCTGCGCTGCTGGCCCGTGACGACGCGACCATGCTCAAGCTCGGCCGCGCCTACCTGAAGTTGCAGACGGCGATGGAGGCGCAGCTCGAGGGCGTCGTCGCCTACCTCGAAGGACTGCGCGCCCAGGGCATCGTCCCCAACGCCGCGCAGGTCTATCGCGAAGAGCGCGTCATCCGTCTGCTGGCGCAACTCGAAGCCGAGATCGGAAAGTACGCCGATTGGGTCGGCGGCGTCATCGCGGACAATCAGAAGATCGCCATCGAGAGCGCGCTCTCCGACGCCGCCCAAGCCGTGCGCCTGGCCTACGCCGAAGCGCACGCAGGCGGCGCAACGGGGGCGCTCGCGGCCGGCTTCGACTCCCTGCCCACGTCCGCCTTCGCCGCGATGGTGGGGCAGGCGGCAGACGGTACGCCGCTGGCCGCGCTCATCAAGGAATCGTTCCCGCAGGTCGCCCAGCAGTTCCTCACGCAACTCGTCAACGGCATCGGCATGGGCAAGAACCCGCGTGCGATTGCGGCTGGCCTGTCGCGGACGCTGAACGTGCCGCTGCAACGCGCCCTGCTCATCTCACGCACCGAAACGATGCGCGCCTACCAGACCGCGACGATGCAGACGTACCGTGAGAACGGCGTGCAGTGGTTTGAACGTATCTCGGCCAAGGACGACAGAGTATGTCTGGCCTGCACGGCTCTCGAGGGCGAGATCCTGTCGACCGAACTGCAACTTGACGACCACCCGCCGAACCGTTGCGCCGTCGTCCCCCTCCTCGAGCCTCGCGGCCACGACTGGCAGTCGGGCGAGGCGTGGATGAAGACGCAGGACGAGAGCACGCAACTGCGCATCATGGGCCGCACGCGCATGGAGGCGTGGAAGGACGGCAAGGTCGCGTTCTCCGACTTCGCAAAGCACACGACCGACCCCAGGTGGGGCGGCTCCGTATCGATCCCCACCCTCAAAGACCTCGGCCTGCTGCAAGACGCAGTGAAGGCCGCATGACAACCGTGACGCGAGATGCGTCGATTGGAGACTGCCGAGATGGCTGACAAACCCGCACCCACACCCGATCCCCTCCAGCCGCAGGGAACGCCGCCAGTAGAACCGACAGAACCCCCGGCACGAGGCGAGACGCCGCCGGAAACATGGGAAGCCGCCCTCGCCGCGCTGCCCGAGACCCTCAGGGTGCTGCATGACGCGCACCACGATACGCGCACCAAGGGCCTGACAAGCGCCCTCGAAAAGGAGCGCACCAAGGCCAGCGACGCGAGCAAAGAACTACGAACACTGGCGAAGACCGCCGACGCCGACACCGCCACGAAGCTCAACGATCTCGCGACCGAGAAGGACGCCGAGACGGAGAAGGCCCGTCAAGAACTGGCCTTCACGCGTGACGCCATCGCCGAGGGATGCAACCCCGAGTTGCTGACCGACGCGTGGACGATCGCGCAAGCCAATGGCATCACCAGCGTACTGGCGCTCAAAGACACGAAGCCCTGGCTGTTTAGCGCCAAGACCCCGCCCGCCCGCACGTATGCGGGCACGGGCACGGGCACCCAGCCCGCCGCCGTCAAGGCGGATTTCGACACGAACCTCCGCCGCGCGATAGCGGGCGGCTAACACCCAAGAGGAGCACTAAACCATGGCATACGACCAACTCATTTCGACCGCCGACGCTCTGGCGCTTATGCCGACCGAGCAGCGCATGGAGATCATCGAGTCGGTTCTCGACAACTCCTTCGCGATGACGCACTGCCGCCGTCTGCGGAACCTCACCAAGGCGACCGCCACCCTGAAGGTGTCCAGCGAGCTGGCCCTCTCGCAGTGGGTTGACGCGCCGTCTGGCGAGAATCACGGCGGCCTCATCAACTCGACGACCACCGGCTGGGAAGACGTCATCATGTACGTCGGCAAGGTCGCATCGTTCGTCGTGATCGACCAGGACACCATCGACGACACCGATATCGACATCTTCCAGAAGGCCAAGGACCAGGTCTCTGGCGACATCGCGCGTCTCGTTGACGCCGCCGTTCTGGCGGGCACGAACGCTCCGACCGGTTGGCCCGTGGGCGGCATCTACACCCACGCCGTGAACGCAGCCAACAACGTCGCCATCGGTACCGGCGCCGACATCTACGACGACCTGCTTGGCGAGACCAGCGCCGGCGTCACCGGCGTCTTCGGCAAGGTCGAGGCCGACGGCTACGATCCTAGCGCCGTCTGCGGTGCTATCTCGATGAAGTCCCGGCTGCGCGGCTGCCGCGACGGTATCGGCAACCCCATCTTCAACAAGGTTCCCGGCAAGGGCATGGACTACGAGCTTAACGGCGTGCCCGCCGTGTTCCCGAAGCACGGCGGATTCCCGACGACCACCTCTAACCTCATCGTCGGCGACTTCACCAACGCCGTTTGGGCGATGCGCAAGGAACTGGAGATGAAGGTCCTCACCACCGGCCCGATCGTCGACGGTGCCGGCAACGTGATCGTCAACCTCGCTCAGCAGGACTGCATCGCGCTGCGCTTCATCATGCGCCTCGGTTTCGCCCTGCCGAACCCGATCAACCAGACGCAGAAGACCAAGGCCAGCAGAAGTCCGTTTGGTGTCCTAACCGTCTAATAGGAGAGTGATGCGGCGATTCCTCGACAAGGTGAACCAAGACGGCCCCAACGGGTGTTGGGAGTGGACGGCAGCACGCACGGCCAAGGGCTACGGGTGCTTCCGCTTCGGTAGCCGTGGCAGTGCTCGCGCCCATCGCGTGGCCTACGAACTCTTCGTCGGCCCAATCCCCGATGGACTGCTTGTCTGCCACCACTGCGACAACCCGTCGTGTGTCAACCCGGATCACCTGTACGTGGGAACGCAGAAGCAGAATCGACAGGATGCCGTTCTCCGCAACCGCACAGCAAGGGGCGCGGAGAACGGCATGTACACACATCCCGAGACGCGACAGTGCCTCACGGACAACGCGAACTCGAAGCTCACGTCCGAGCAATACGCGGAACTCTTCGAGCTTCGCGGACAGTCATGGGGCATCCACCGCCTCGGCAAACGATTCGGCATCACAAAGCAATCCGTGGCCTCACTGCTGCGGACGCATCCTGACAAGGTGCCAGAAGGAGCACGCACATGACTTGGTTCCCGACAAAGTGGGGCTCGACCGGTAGCGGTACGAGCAACATTCTCACCGCCGCTGAAATCGACGTCCTCGACGGTGTCACCGCCGGCACCGTACTCGCCGGTAAAGCCGTAGTCACCACCACGGACAAGCACATCGACACCATCGTCATCACCGACGGCGGGCTTAAGCTCGGCGCCGCTGCCGGTACGGCCGTAACCGCGACCGCTGCCGAGTTGAACTACAACGACCGCGCCGGAGCCGTAGGCGTCGCCGAGGCCAGCAAGACCGCCGTTCTTGGCGCCAACAAGAACCTGGACACGCTCGTGATCGCCGATAGCGGACTCTACCTCGGTGCCGTTGCGGGCACTGCCGTAACCGCTACCGCCGCAAACCTCAACCTGACTGCGGGCGTCACGGCTGGCACCACGGCGGCTGGCAAGGTCGTCTCGACGGCAACCGGCACCAACAAGGTCGCCTCGCTGGACATCACCGACCTCAAGATCGGCGGCACGTCCGTCGCCTCGACGGCGGCTCAGCTTGACGCCGCCGTGGCGGGTACTCCGCTCATCTACCGCACAAGCCACCTCGCCGCTGCCGTCACGGCCGGCACCGGCGTGGCTGTTCCCGCCGTCGCGGGGCAGCGCTTCCACGTCCTGTCCATCCTGATGAGGGCCACGGGCGGCAACGTCTCCGGCCCCGCGACCGTGGGCGTCAAGGAAGACGCCGGTGCCATCTTCCTGAGCCACGTTATCGCCGACCTCGCGGCCGGTGTCTGGCACAACCACGTCACCGGCACACCCGTTATCACCGGCATCACCTCCGGCGGCACGACTGCGGTAGCGAACAAGGGTCTGCTGGTCTACTGCGCGGGTGGCGACGCCACCTACGCGACCGCCACGGGCTTCGACGTCGTCGTTTGCGGCTTCTACACAACTACGTAACGCACCCCGAACGGGGGCGGCAATCCGGCCGCCCCCGCCTGACAAGGAGCACACATGGCACTCGCAACCGCTGTACACGGGAAGGGTTGGCTGTCGTTCCCCGTCACCGGCCAAGCCGCCCACGACGCGACCGCCGCCGGGTCTCTCGGCTACGTCGTCAACCCCGAGGGCGCGGCAGTCATCATCACGCGCTGCGTTCTCTACGGGATCACCAACTCGACCGGAGCCGCGAACATCACCGTCGGCACGGCCGCAACCGCCGTTGCCGCGCATGACGTGGCCAACATCTTCGCCGCCGCCGCGCAGGCCGCTTCGGCCGGAACCGCCGTCCAGGGTCTCGCCTGTGGCGACCCCGCCGACGCCCTCGTGGTTCTCGCCGCCGACGGCGTTATCGCGGCTTTCGGCTCGGCCACCACGGTCGGCTACACGGGCCGCTGCTACGTCGAATACGTCCACGTCTGAGGCGCTGATATGACTACGCCAGTCACAGGCAAGGGGTCGTTCTGCGTCCCGCTCACCGGCGCGCTTCTGTTTGCCGGCGGCGAGGTCGGATCGGCCATCAATCCCGAGGGTGGCAGCATCATCATCACTCGGGCGACCATCTACACGACCACGCCCTCGACGGGCGCCGCCAACCTCTCCGTCGGAGTCGCCGCCAACGCGACGACTTCCGCGACCACGTTCCTGAACGCCGTCGATGCCATCGCAACCCTGACGGCCGCTTCGGCCCTCAACTGCTTCGCCTACGGAGATCCCGCTGACTCGCTGCCCATCATGACCTCAACGCAGTACATCACGGCGACGGGTTCGGCTTCGACCGTCGGCTTTGCGGGATACCTGCACGTCGAGTACCTCCACGTCTAACGCCGAGGGCGGCAGAAAGGCAACCTCATGGCATCGAACAAGCTCGTCCTAGCTGCCGCCACCGGCTCCACTGGTGGGCTCGGCAAGATCACCACCATCCCGATCGCGGGCGTCCTGTACGTGCGCTGTCCGGGCACGGCGGCGCGCATCAAGTGGATCATCAAGTCCGACAAGGCCGCGTCCGTGCAGGCGTACGTCTCGCCCGATATCGTCCAGAGCGTCACGCTGGACGTGTCGGGCAACACGCTCGCCAACACCCATACCGTGTTCGTCGGCGGCCTGACCTTCACCGCCGAGACGAACACGAACGTCCGCGCCTCCCGCCAGTTCGCCATCGACGGCAACGGCACGGCCGACGGGGTCGAACTCGCCGCCGCCATCAACTACGGCACGGCACTGACCGTCACCGCTTGCGACCTGCTGGAGACGATCGTCGTCACGTCCGCTAACGGCGTCGACTCGAAGACCTACACCGGCGCCGCCGCCGAGGCCATCTCAGACCGCGAGTTCACGCGCACGAACGCGGCCACGGCTGCGGCTTCGCTGACCCGCTGTATCAACGCCGATACGGCCGTCACCGGCGTCACGGCCGTCAACTCAGACGGCGCCGAGGTCGCGCTCACCAACACGCAGGGCACGGCCGTCGCTATCGTCAACGCGCTCGGCCACATCACGGCGACGAACTACGGCGTACCGGGCGTCACCGCTACTCCCGCCGCTGGCATCGTCACGATCGTTCCCAAGGCCGTCAACGGCGCGTACACCATTCAGGCCGTCACCGGCACCGCCGCTGGCGCTTGCGTCGTCACCCACACCACGCTCGCGAGTCTCGTGCGCGACGGTGCTGCGACTGCGATTGCGGCGGACAGCACGACCCTTGGCTACACGCTCGACCAGTACACGGACGGGCTCACGGGCTACTTGGGCATCAGCAACTCGGATGGAGCCGCCGTGCTCACGCCCGTGATCTCCGCCTACCGGTTCGCGAGCTAGTGAACCGCGTAGCACTCAGACGCCGAGCCGCGTCCACGAACTCCGCCGTCGCGCTTGATGCGATGACGCGGCTTGGCTACCTGCAAACGGTCCAGCCCACGACCTCGACCGGCTGGACGACCTACGACGGCCCCGGACGGCTCTTTCTCCCGGCTCAGACCAACTACTGTACGAATCCGTCTATGGAAGCATACGTTGGTGGGGCGGCGACAGGCTACAACAACAACGGCACGGCAACCGGCGACGTGTGGAGCATCGTTTCGGGACGGGCGGGAGGCGTAGCGCAACGGGTAACGTACACCGCCGCTGGTGGGGTCAGCGGGGCGACGTTCACCATTCAGCAGACGGCCCAGACAGCCGATTCCTCCTTTGCTGCCGGGGACAAGGTAACTCTGTCGTTCTTCTACAAGTCATCCATCGTGGGAGAGACGACCACCTACCCGGTGCTGCTCTACTACACGAACACTCCGACATTCGTCTCGTCCGAGAACGGTTCCGCACTCCCCGACACAACCGAGTGGACGCGATACTCTTACGTATTCACCGTCCCGGCGACGGCAACCAAGATTCGCGCCCAAGTCGTACTAGTCACCGGTCTCGACGCGACCGACACCATCGACATCACCATCGACGACGTCCAGGTAGAAAAATCCGCCGTCCTCACCCCCTACTTCGACGGCAGCAGCACCGGCGGGGGATGCGCGTGGACGGGGGCGGCGAATGCTAGTACGTCTACGCGGGCGGTTTCGGTTCTGGAGTACGCCAATCCGTTCGCTGCCGGAGCGATTGAGGCGGCGGGGACTCTAGCCGCGAGAGTAACCTCCCTCTGGGCTGGTAACGACAGTGCGGAGCACATTCTCTTGAGCGTGAACGATGCCGACGCATCCGAGGCGTGGCTCCTAGAGAAGGCTTCTGCGAACTATTGGGACGGAATGGGACGACAGGCGTCGGCAGCGACCGCCATTACGTCGGCGGGTATTTCCCACGCAGCCGGGACCACGCACGCGGTGATAGCCAGCCACGTCGCCGGTAGCACCCAAGACCTAGTCACCGATGGCGTTGCCGCCGCGCAGAAGGTCGCTTTGGTAAAGACGCCGGGAACTGTGACGGCGGTCAGGGTGGGGTCGTGGTTCACGGGTGGAATACATGGGATTTCATACATCGGTTCCTGTGTCGTATCCCCATCCGACATCGGCGCAACCAACCGCCTCGCCCTCTCCACTGGCCTAACGGCTGGCAGGACAGGAGCCGACCTCGTGCGCTTCTTCCGCGACCGGGGCTACGCAAACACCTTGGTCATACCCCTTGCCAGCGATGGCACGGCCTACAAGCTGGTCGGATGATGAGCGGCTGGCTCAACGGAATCTGGCATCCAAGTGTCCAATCCATCGACCACGACACCTACGTTTCCGTGACCTACTTCGGAGCCAAAGACCTCGCCCCCGCCGACTACGCATTGAAGTCAACCGGCCCAATCCAAGTCGTCTACCGCAAGATCGCCCCGGTCATGGGCACGGGCAAGGACGCGGGCAAGGTCATCGAAGAGGCGAAGGTGGAACCGGTGCCGGAGAAGGACGCGGCGGCGTTTCTGGCGAGTGTGGCTGTCGCGGCTCCGGTTGAGGAACCCATTGAGAAGCCAGTTGGCGATCTGAAAGAGGTGGCGGGATGACCGTCGACGCCAATACCAACCTTCTCCGCAACCCTCGTCTGATCGAGTACGGGACCACGGGCCTTCCCGACGAGGCGGGCACGCTCCGGGGTTGGACAGACTTCCACGACGGGCACGGCTCAGTTGCCAAAGACCTCATCGCCAACGGGGACGGCACCTTCTATCACGAGATCGTCTACACCGTACACGCGCTCGACCTCACCGGCGGGGAGCACTCCGCCGTCGCCCTGCTCGCTTATGGAATCGCCGGTGACTTCACCAGCGGCGACCCCGGCTCGCTGGGTATGGAGTATCAACTGGAGGCCAGCAACGCCCGGGCCGTCCGCGTCGGGGCCGGATACGGCGGGATCGACATCACCAACCAGGCGGTGGGCGACATCGGCACCGCGCCGTTCCCGGCGCTGGCAAGTTCATGGACTCCCATCGAAGTCTCCACCACCTTTACCGCCGCCGCTACCTACGCCTGTTCGTGGATTCGTGTATGGGTCAACGTCGCCACCGGCGTCGCTGGCGACACGATTACCCTCCGCTGGCGCTACCCGGTACTCACCAAGACCGTCGCCGCCGTGCCGTATTTCGACGGCGCCACCGCAGGATGCAACTGGTCCGGCACCGCAGACCAGAGTACCAGCGTCCGCGTCTCCGCGCCGCTGTTCATCGGCGACTCACTCACCGCCGGCCTGTACGCCGAAGCGGCCATCAACAGTTTCGCCCACCAGCTCTCTGACTGGATCACGGGGCTGGGATACGCGACGCCCAGCACGCTCTCCATGTCCGGCGGAACGACTGCTGACGCGGCGGCTGAGGCCGCAACCATCGAGGCAGACGCGCCGCTGATCTGCCTCATCGAGCTGGGCACCAACGACCTAGCGACCGACCCCGTGGCCTTCGAGGCGTCCTATCGCACCATCCTCGATGCGGCACTAGCCGGAAACGCCGACTGCCTGTTCGTCCTGATGTCCACATGGCGCGAGTCGCTGGCCGATGCTGGCGCTCCCGGCCGCGAGGTCAACGACGCCATCATTGAGGCCATCGCCGCTGAGTACGGGGATACTGCCGTCTATGTCGACATATCAGCCATCAAGGACGAGCCCACGATGGCCGGACCCGCAGGAGTCGAGACAGTCGGCGGAGTATCCGATGCCTGGCACCCCAACAACGCCGGTCACGCGGCGCTGTTCGCCGTGGCTCAGGCCGCGATGGACGAACTGCTCGGCATCGAGACCCCCGTCGTCACGCCTCCCCCTGCTGTTCCCGCCCTCTTCACCGTCGCCGAGGCGCGCGCGTTCCCCAACCCCGTACTCGCAGACGGCTCTGTCGAGATCACGCAAGACGACTCCTACGCCGCCGCCGACGACCGCGAACTGAGTTGGACGAATACCGCTTGGCCGTCGCTGACCGGACACACCGTCGAGATCGTCATGGACGGTGACGACTACGCCTGCACCGTTACGGCCACCGACAGCTTCACCTGCGCACTCACGTCCGCACAGACGACCGCGATGGACGTCGGCACTCACGACTTCGCCGCATACGTGGTCATCCCCACGGCCGACCCGCTCGTGAACAGTCGCGTGACGCTCCTTTGGGCCGCATGGACCGTCGTCGCCCGACCTGAGGAGGACGCATGAGCGCATCCGCTGCCGAAGTCGCGATGCTGCGCCGCATGACCGCCGAGACGACGACCGCCACCTACTCGGACATCACGCTCGGCGGCTACATCGAACGCTACCCCCTCTACGATTCCCTCGGCTACATGCCCACGCTCTCAGACGGTACCGAGAACACCAACTGGACGCCGACCTACGACCTCAACGCCGCCGCCGCGCAGATATGGGGCGAGAAGGCGGCGGCGCTGGCGGGCAGCTCCTATGACTTCTCCGCAGACGGCGGCAGCTACAAACGCTCTCAGCTCTACGAACAGGCTGCCAAGCGCGAACGCTACTACGCATCCAGGCGCGCGCCCGGATCGCTGCGCATCCACGTCGACGCCTACTTCGAGCAGGACTATCAGGGCGTTGCGACGGGTTCGCTGGCCGGCACCGAGTCCTACATCGTCAATCGCGCCGAAGACGATGACTGACGCGCCCCCGAACTGCGTCGTTCTGATGAGCCTCAACAGACTCGCGGAGTGCCTTGAGCGCGCCGCCGCCGGTGAAGACCCCGATCTCATCATGCTCGACCTCTACGCCAACTCCAACCGCGAGCACATCGTATGAGCGCCATCTTCGCCGCCGCCGAACTCGCCGCCATGCGCGCCACGCAACAGGGCGCGATGCAGGACACGTGTCAGATCGGGGTACAGACTTCGGCCGCCGACGCAGAGGGGCAGCTTGTGGCCACCTACACGTACGGGACCGCCATCGTCTGCGGCATCAACTTCAAGCCGAGCAACACGCAGCGCAGTGAATGGCGCACGTCCGACGGCACGCTCGTCAACGTCGACACGACCGCGCGCCTGCCACACGGTACGGCCGTCAATGCCAAGGATCGGCTCAAGGTCGTCACCCGCTTCGGCGAGACGCTGGCGACGGCGCTCGTCTTCGACGTGCAGGGCGAACCCGTCGAGGGTCCGTCCGGCATCGAAGTCGGACTGACGGCGGTGACGACGTGAGCGGCGCAGGCTACAGGACCGCAGGCGCGTACGGTTCCGGCGCCGTGACCTTCGACGTGGTCGGCGACTACGAAGTGGCGCAAGGCTTCCTGCGGTCTGCCGTGACTACCGAGATGGTGGTGCCCAACGCGCTCATGCACGCGGGCTTCGTGCTCGAGCGCGAGATGAAGCTCAACGTGCAACGCATGCACATCATCGACACGGGCACGCTGCTCAACTCGATCGGCATCACTGAGGTTGACGGCAACAGCATCCTGGTCGGCCCGCACGTCGACTACGCGGCCTATCAGGAGTTCGGCACGTACGCGCAGGAGCCGCGTCCGTTCGTGCGCCCCGCCGTTGAGTCCAAGCGCGACCAGATCAACCGCATCATCGGCGGCGAAGTCGTGATGGCAGTCGAGGCCGCCTTCACGGGTTCGCGCGTCTACCAGACTGAGTTGCCCAGCCTGTCCTATCACGAAGCGCTGCCCAGCACATGAGTCTCGAAACCGACATCGTCGCACACCTGGGCACCTTCGCGGGACTGGCGGCGCTGATTGGCACGCGCGTCTATCAGGACGAACGACCGCAAGGGGCCATCATTCCGCACGTCGTCTTTACCCGCATCGCCACGCCTCGCTGGCAGGCGCTCGGTTCCGGCTCGCCCGTGCTGGCGAGTAATCCACTGTACCAGTTCACGGTCTGGGCGACGACCATCACGAATCGCAACGCAATCGCCGTGCAGTTGAGGCTGGCGATCACGGACTTCGCGACCAACCACGCCGCCTGCGCCATCTTCGCAGACGAGCGCACCGGCAGAGACGCCGAAAGCGGGCTCTACCGCAGGGACATCGACGCAAGGATTCTGCATGCAGGGGCCTGAGACGCACGCGCAACTGCTGATTGCTCGCGCCTCGCTGGCGGCCGCGCTTGGTGCTATCGACGCGGCGCTGAAGATGACCGGCCCGCAACAAGAACCAGACGGTACGCAGAACGCGGCCGTCTGTCTGCACAAGAACATCACCCCCGGACTGGGCGGCTTCGGTTTGTGCCGCGATTGCGGGACGACCGTCAAGAAGGAGGCAGAAGGTGAGTGAAAAGTACAAGGCCAAGACCGGCCTCTCGTACAAGTCCGGCGGCGAGTGGAAAGTGGCCGCCAAGGGTGACGTCGTCGAGCTCGAAGACGATGTCGCGAAAGACGCTCTGGCGCGCGGAGCCGTCAAGCCCATCACGTCACAGACCAAGACGAAGGCGGTGAAGGCATGACGAAATACAACTCGGCTAACTTTGGCTTCCTGACCATCGGCGGGTACAACCTGACGCCGGTCACGACCAAGTTTGAGGACAACATCAACAAGGCAGCGATCGAGTCAACGCCGTTCGGTGTCGTGTACCCCGAATACCTCGCAGGCATCCTCAAGCGCTACGAACTGACCGGCGCCGACGGCTGGTACGACGACGCGACCAACAGCATGAACGCGGCGATGGTCGACCTCACGGCCGGCGAGCACATCCTGATGATCGCTCCGTACGGTAACGCCGCTCCGGTCGCCGGAGTGGGCAATACGGTCATCGCTACCGACGGGCTGCTCAAGACCGAGTACAAGCGCTCTCACGGCGTCGGCGAGTACACCAAGGCGTCGTTCGGCGTCACCGTCTCCGGTTCCGTCGACCAGACCTGCAAACTGGTCTGCCCGCTGACCTCGCGCGGCGTCACCGGCACGACCGCCGCCACTTACCTCAACTGGGGCGCCGGAGGCACTGCGGGCGGGCGCGTCTACCTCGTAGTCACTGACATCTCGTGGGGCACGCGCACGTCGCTCCAGATCACGTTGCAGGACTGGTCCGATGCGGGGGGACCGTTCGTCGACCACACGCTGTTTACGGCCATCGTCCCCGCGACTACGCCGACTGGATCGGGCACCTCGGAGATGAAGGTGCTCGCGAATGCGGTTGTCGGGCAATACACCTGCGTCACGTGGACGTGGGGCGGCGGCGGCGCAGGTGCCGAGACCGTCACGTTCGCCGTCGCCGTCATCTTTGATTGACCCTTTCGACTGTTAGGAGACTCCATTGGCCAAGTATGGCAGCAATTCAATAATCGTGCAGTTCGAGTCCGCCGACTCTGTTGGCTCGGCCGACACCACCATCACGTCGTTCATAACCAAGCTCGGCGAGATCAACCTCAGCAAGGGCGCTATCGAGTCCACACCCTTCGGCGTCTCGTTCCCCGAGTACCTGGCGGGCGTGCTGAAGGACTACGGCGTTATCACGCTAGAGGGCTTCTACGACGACGTGGCCCTCGGCCCGAACGCTCTCTTCAACTCGACCAACGTCGTAGCGCGCTACTGGAAGATCACCTACGGCGGCGGCAAGTATAGCTCCGGCCGTTGCTGGATCGAGAACTACAAGCGCTCTCCCGAAGTCGGCGGATACACGGCCTTCTCTGTGTCGCTGCGCACCACGGGGACCATCACGGAGGCTTAAGCATGGCACTACTAGGAATCACCGAACGGCTCGAAGTCCCGGCGAAACTGGCCGGGTCCGAGGGCCAGTGGGTCGACGTGCGCCAGCTTTCGATGGCCGAGATCCGCAAGTCCAAGGCCGCGTCGAACGACGTTGAGCCGATGGCCGGCGAGGAGAAAGACGAGGCCGCCGGGTATGCGGTCGCCGCCAGCATCCTCGAGAAGTCGATCGTCGCCTGGTCTGACGACGCAGACGTGTCGGCCGAGAACATCGGCGCCCTGCCGTACAAAGTCGCCATGTGGCTGTCGGGAGAGATCCTTGGCGGCGACGAGAAAGACGAAATCCCAAACGCCTCCGCGCCCTCTTCCGAGCTCTAGACGGAGAGGGCGAGTACCCCGAGCTATGGGTGACATCTCGGCTCTGTGAGGAGTTTCCCGGCTCTCTGCCGTCGCAGGTAGAGGCCGAACCGCTCAAGCAGATGCTACAGATCGCCGAGATGCGCGCCCTGGCTCGGGCCAAGGAACAACTCGACGCGGCGACCAAGGACGACGAGAAGCCGCGCGGCCCGATGGGTCGCATCGTCGAGCAACTGAAGGCCGAACAACTGCGAGAGGCGCACGATGCTGGGTAGCGGCACGGGCACAGGGGCGGGGTCCATCCTCGTTCGCATTATGGCCAACACGACCGGCCTCACCGCTGGCCTGGCTTCTGCGTCCGCACAGACCCGCGCGTTCGGCCAGCGCGCGCAGGCCACGGGCGGGATGCTGACCAAGGGGCTGTCGCTGCCGATCGCCCTCGTTGGCGCGGCGTCGGTCAAGATGGCGCTCGACTTCGAGAAGTCCATGACCGACATCGCCGCCCTGACCGGCGCTTCACAGAAGACCATCGAGCAGTACAAAGAGGCCGTACTCGACATGGCGCCCAAGACCGGCCAAGGCCCCAAGGAACTCGGCGACGCCCTGTACTTCATCGTATCGTCGGGCTTCAAGGGCGCCGCCGCTCTGCGTGTCCTCGAAGCGTCGGCCCGCGCCTCGGCCGCCGGGCTGGGTGAGACCGCCACCATCGCCGACGCTGTGACGTCGGCCGTCAACGCCTACGGCGAGGAAGCACTCAGCGCCACGCTGGCGACCGACATCATGCTCGCCGCTGTCCGCGAAGGTAAGAACGAGCCGGCCGAACTGGCGATGTCGATCGGCCGCGTTATCGCGCCCGCGCAGGCGATGGGTATCGAGTTCTCCGAAGTCGCCGCCCAGATGGCCTCCATGAGCATGGTTGGTATCGACGCCTCCGAATCGGCGACCGCCTTGCGCGGCATTATGATGTCGCTGCTCAAGCCGACCTCCGACGCCGCCGACGCCTTCGCCGCTGTGGGTACTTCGGCCGCCGGGATACGCGAAGCCGTCAGCCGCGATGGCCTGCTGAATACGCTGATTGACTTGCAGGAGCGTATCAAGAAGCAGGGGCTTGACCCGAACACGACGCTCGCCTCGATGTTCCCCAACGTCCGCGCCCTCAACGGCGTCATCATCGACCTTGGCAAGAATCAGGCCAAGAACGTCGAGATCACAAAGGAACTCGCCAAAGCGGCGGGTGACACCGACGAAGCCTTCGCGCGCGCCAGCGAGTCGGCGGGGTTCAAGATGCAGCAGGCGATGGCGGCGCTCAAGGTGGCGGCTATCCAAATCGGAGACGTGCTACTGCCGCCGCTGGTCGCAATCGTCGGGCAGGTCGCCAAACTTGCGCAGGCGTTCTCCGACCTACCCGCCCCCGTCCAAGAGGCGGCCGTCTACCTCGCGCTCGCCGCTGCCGCTGCGGGGCCGCTCTTGATGATGCTGCCCGGTATCGCTACGGCGCTCGGGGCTATCTCTGGGGTTGCCGCTGGCGCCGCTTCGATGCTCGGAGCCTTCGCCGCTGCCTTCTCGGTGGAGGGTATCGCCGGACTCGCCACCGCTATCAGCGCCGCGATGGGTCCGGTCGGCTGGATCATTCTTGCCGTTGTCGCCCTCGGCGCGGCTTTCCTCGCGGCCTACAAGTACATCGAGCCCTTCCGCAACGCCGTGACGGCGGTTGGTGGGGCCATCGTCCGCGCCTGGCGGTCTGTCGTTTCTGCGGTTCGCACGGCATCGGTCCAAGTCAAGAAGGCAATCGGCGAGGCCGCCGCCTACATCGGTAAGACGTTCGCCCCCGCGATGGAAGAGGTCAAGAAGACGGTCCGTCAGAACCTCGCCATCGTGGCGCAGTTCTGGCACGCCCACGGCGCCGAGATCAAGGCGTCTATCGCCGCGATGTACCGCGCTGGGCTGCCGATCGTCAAGGCGGTCTTTAAGACGATGGTCGCCGTCGTCAAGGGCGGGCTCAACATCATCGCCGGGGCCATTCGCGTCATCGCTGCCGTTATGCGGGGCGACTGGAGTGCGGCGTGGAAGGGGCTCGGGCAGGTGGCGAGGGGCGGCGTCATGGTTCTGGCCGCCATCGTGCGTGGTATCCCAAGTCTACTTGGCGCGATATTCAAGGGGGCGGGACAACTTCTACTTTCCGCCGGTCGGGCCATCATCCAGGGGCTTATCGACGGGATCAAGGGGAAGCTCGGCGACCTCTACGGAACGGTCGGTGGTATCGCTGGCCGCATCCGCGACCTCAAGGGGCCACTCGCCAAGGATGCCACCCTGTTGCGCCCCGCCGGACAAGCCATCATCGGCGGCCTCATGGCGGGGATTTCAGACCAACTCGGGCCGCTCTACTCGCTGGTCGGCGGTATCGGGCCGCAGCTTTCAGTGTCGGCCGCCCCGCGTGTCGCCTTCGCGGGTGCGTCCGGTGGCTCCGTGGTCGGCGGTCCCCCGCAACTCGCCGCCGCTAGGAGCGGAGACGTCTACGACATGCGCGGCTCCGTCTTCGCCGACGACTTCGACACCGTCATCGCCGCCGCCAACAAACGCGGCACGGCCAAGGTCACGCGCCGCAACATGCGCACGAAGGGAATCGGCCGATGAGCACCGTCCTCACCATCGGCGCGGTCGACCTGAACGACGGCACGTCCACCAAACTGCTCGGCATGAAACTCGGCGTGATGCTGAGAACGGCCGACGCATACGGCGGCCCCACTGTCGATATCGCGCGCGCCGGAATGACCGACACGAGTTCGTGGGTCGAGTCGCGCTTCTTCGTGCTCGTCACGGGCACGAGTGTCGACAACACGGCCGCGATCCTCGACTCTATCGCCACCGAAGTGCGCGACCTCTCGGCAATCACGGTCAGCATGGATGGTAGCGCCTACTCGTGCAACCTGATTCCACTCATCGGCTCCTGCACCGAAGTCCCGCTCGACAACGATCTCGAGAAGGCGCTCATCAACGCCTTCTGGACGAAGGTCGAGATCGTCATACAGCGCGAGCCCTACGTCTACACGCCGGCCGTCGCACTCGTTTCCGATACGGGATACAACGCGCCCGCCGTCGTCGATCTCACGGCGGAGACCGGGCAGTATCCGGCCCCGCGCGACCTGCTCGCCAATGCGGCGGCGCTGGAGCTGTCGTCGTTCTGGGCTGGCGCGTACCCGGACCCCACAGCGACGATCGCCGACTTCATCTTCCCGCTCGGTCAGGCGGCGTGGACCGGCGGAGAGGGATGGACCGACCCCCTCGGCTACCCCGCCGCGCCGACCGAACTGGTGCTCAATGGATCACCGACCGGAGCGGCGTGGCCCGCGACGTGGACGCGCTCCAGCGAAGCACCGCACGCGGTCGCCACCTACCTGCACGCGCTCGGCAGCGAGTACCACATCGAAGACGACGCCACGCCGCACAACTGCGCGATGTCAACCACGACGGCGATCGTCGTCACCGCCGGGACTGACTACGTTGCGCGTTGCTATCTTGAGGTCGTTTCCGTTGACGCCGGAACAATCACCTGCGCCGTCGATTGGTACTCGGACGCCGCCGGTACGACGCTGGTTAGCTCGACGACCATCAAAGCGCTCGCCGCCATCACGGCCGACACGCTCTATGAAGTATCGGCTGCCGCCCCGGCGACCGCCATCCGCGCGCGACTGCGTGGCGCATGGTCTGGTGCCGCCGGTGGTGCCGATGAGAGAGCGATCGTCCACGGCTGGTCATTCCAAGAGACGAACGTCTGGCGCGACAACGGAGCGGCCTATACCGACATCGACGTGACCGACTTCGAGCCGGGCGAATACCTCGTGCTGGCGAAGTGCAGTACGCCCGACGACACCGATCCCGGAACAATCAAGCACGCATACGCTGAGGCGGTCACGATTCCGTCCGACACTCTCCAGTGGTTGCCGCTAGGGATGCTCACGCTGCCCTGTAGTGCGACCCGAGTCGCTGCGACGAGTACCCTGCGCATAACGATAACCGGCGCCGGAGCGGGCGACGAGGCGTACGTGAACGCCGTCGTCCTGCTGCCTGCGTCATTCGGTGGCATCGTCGCCTGGCGCAGTCCGATCACTGCCGGAGTCGTCACCGACCACGCCCACCTGCTGCGCTGGGAAGACGACATCCTCTACGCCGACGATACCGGCGACATTGGCAACGCTTTCGGCGGCCGTGTGATCCGCTCGCTGGGCGGCATCCTCGTGGTGGTCGCCGAGCAAGTGACTCCCTCGCCGACTACGCACGTCCACCTGACCATCAGCGCGACGCCGCGCTGGGAGCAACTACCTGACGGCTGATATGAACCGCTTCTACGGCACCATCGACGCCACCAATAGCACCGTGGCGCTCGCCGTCGTGACCGCTAACGACCGTATCCGCTGGACGTACGCCAGCCGCTACCTGTGACCCAGCCGACCACTTGATTTCTAGGATGACCACGAAGGGACAACGATGACAGACAACGTCGGCGTACACACAGGCTCAGACGCGACCGTCGCCACCGACGACATCGGCGGCGTCCACTACCAGGAAGTCAAGATCGTCACCGGCACGAAGAACGCCACGACGCCGGTGACGGCCGACACCACGACCGGCGCCCTGATGGTCATCGACCACGCGCACCACGAAATCCACGCGGGAAGTTCCTTCGCCTGCCACTTCTCGCAGACGGCACCGACGGCAATCGGCGAGATGACCATGATCGCGCTCAACACCCCAGACACGACCAAGTACGTCCATATGTTCGCCGAGTTCTCCTCGACAGCCGCCTCAACGGCAGCTATCTACGAAGTGGCGGACCTCGACGTTGACGAGGGCACGGACCTCGCCATCTACAATCACAACCGCAACTCGCTCACGGCCTCGACCGTCTCCAGCGTCGAGACTGTTCCCGAAGCGGGCAAGGCGACCAGCTACACCGTGGCTCAAGCAGCTGGGGCGACGCTCTCAACCGCGACGCCGATCTATCTGAAATACCTCGGGGCTGCGGCTGCCGGTGCGGACACGATGGGCCAGAACCGGAACGAGAACGAGTTCATTCTCAAGCGCAACACGCAGTACGCCTTCGTCATCGCCAACACGACCGCCGACGACTCGACGCACAACATCACGCTGAACTGGTACGAGCATCAAGATTTGACGTGAGCCGCACTATGCTGAAGTCGGAATGCAAGTAAATGACCCTGCTCCTACTTATGAGGGGTTGGTCTACCGGGGCGGCCGGTGGTAGGGTGGCCGCTCCCGTCGTCAGCCTCGTCGTCGGTAACGACACCCTCGGCTATCAGGAGCTCGGCGCCGACGCCATCCTCGGCACGATGACCAAGGGGATGCCCGGCGGCGACGGCTCGCTCGACTTCACGCTGGTAGGCGACGCGGTGGAGAAGTACCGCAACGTGCTGGTTCCGATCGACTCGAAAGTGGTCCTGCGCATCAACGGCGAGCCGATCTGGGGCGGCTTTATCCTCTCCGACCCCGTGCGCCACCGTATCAGCGCGCAGGACTCCGTGACGGTCGACTGCTGCGGCCAGTTCGCCGTCGCCGCGCGTGACGGCTCGTACGGCTACATCGGCCGCGACACCGATCTGGACCAGTGGCACCAGTACCGCAACAAGCACGACCACTCGGGCAAGTTCACCGTGCAGAAAGAGGAGTGGATCGAACTTCGTGGCATCGTTGATCGCAACTTCGCCACCGACGACGCCGCAGCCGTCTACTACTGGATTCACGACGGACTGACAAGCGGCTCGGGGACCATCTTCCACTTCCACTTCGAGTACAAGCTACGCCTGCCGACCGGCTGGCGCGCGGCGATATGGTCCGGGAATTCGGGTCCAGTCTCGACCGATCCCGGCGCTGGGGCTTACACCTGGGAGAAGACTAGCGCCGATTCTCCGGTCGCTACCTGGACGGATGATTTGGTCGCCGCCACGCCGGGACACGACACAATCCTCATCAAGCTCTGGTGCCACTCCTACAACGCCCAGACCAACAACCCCTACCTCCTGGTGCGCAATGTGCGTGTCACCGGAGACGGGCTTGACTCTACATGGACGCCGGGTATCGAGGCGAATAATATCGGTGACGTCCTGCGGATCGTGTCGTTCAACTCGAGTCCTTCGCCGGGTTTCATCGACCCCGTCCTCGATGGTTTGGTGACGGGCATCTACGACGAGTTTGTCAGCCGCTACCCGACGACGCGCGCCGATACGCTTCTCGCTGCCGGTGATCTCTACGGCGGGCCGCTGGAACTGTTCTTCGACCTCGACCCCGAGGGCGTCGTGCGCTTCAACGGCCGTATCCGCCCCGAGCCCGACAACCTCTGGCCAGGCAACCGGCGCTGGGTCGTCGGCGGGCGCGGCGGCGAGGACATCAGCGGACTTCTGAGGGATTCCGAGATGACGCCTGACTACGTGGAGGTCGTCTACTCCTACCTATCCGCCACCGCCCTGACTCCCGATCCGACCTGTCCCGACGGCACGGTACGCAAGGTCGACTACCCGACCGGGTCGCCCGCCTACACGGACAACGTCGAGGTAATCGACCTCGCCTCCGACGCGGCGCTGATGACTCCAGCCACCGCCTCAAAGTACGCGCAGGCCATCTACGAGAACCGCCAGTCGCGGCTCTACACCGGCAGCGTCGTTCTCGCCGACACCGCCCATACCGTCACGGGGATCTCCGAGCCGACCTATCGGCTGCGACCCGGCGACCGCATCACGGCGCTCGACCTTGATGATACCGACCTGTTCGGCGACCCGCTCTACGTCGTCGAGACGAGTTACGACTTCGGCACGATGACCGCCACGGCGACGATCGGCGAGCCGTGGGAGCCGGACGCGCCAGAGGGCAGTAGTGGAAGGTTCGGACGTCGTCACCGCCGCAAGAAGCAGTACAAGACGCGGCGTGGGATCGCGTGACCATGAAAAGAGGCAACCGATGACCGCCAACGAACGCGACCGAATCGACCGGCTCATTGAAGACGTCGCCGATTGGAAGGTGGAGACGGTCGAGGCCATCCACAAGGCAGTCGCGGGTCACGAGATCGCCTGTCCGATGCGCGACGACGTCAAGTGGCTGGTGTCCAACGCCAAGGCCCGCACCGCACAGGCCGCCGAGCGCCGCCGCTGGTACAAGCGCCTCTCTGTCGTCGCGGGCGCGGTCGTGACCTGTGTTGGGCTGCTTGCCGCGCTCGGATTCCGGCCCCTGTGACACATCTGAGGAGCCGCGTCGTGGGCCTGCTCGTCATCGCGCTTGTGATCGTGGTGGTCGTCGTGGCGCTCAGGGACAAGATTCGACCATCCTGAGGGCATTCTTTCAAGAGAGCGGCTCCCCTCGCCGCCGCAACGCCCGTCCATCCGTCGACCAGCGGCTCTGGGCGGGCGTTCACTCGTTTCTGACCTGCGACGGTTTCGTCGGCGGCGCTGAGTACCTTAGACGCACAGGCAACTGGCTCCCGAGAGGAGACGGCATGAAGGTTTGCGCAGCAGTCAAGCGGGTCTGGGTGAACGGGGACGGATCGGCAGACGTTGACCTTGTCGTTCCCGACGCGACCGACCTGCTCGAAGTCATATCGAAGACGCACAACGGCTCTGGCCTCATGGTCCCTGCCGTCTGGCTAGTAGAGGAGTAGGACGTGATCCCACACCGAATCTATCTATCCCCATCGCTTCAGATCCACAATAGCTACGTCGCCGGTCTCGGAACCGAAGAGGCCCACATGCGCGCCGTGTGCGACATCGCCGCACGCCACCTGCGCGCCGACGGCCGCTTTGCCGTCAAGCTCTCGACTCGCTCGTGGCGCTACCTCGACGACGGGATCTACCTGTCGCGGGTAGTCGCCGACTCGCGCGCCTTCGGGGCACACGCACACGTCGCCGTGCACACGAACGCCGGCGGAACCTGCGACGGCACGATCACCTTCTACGGCCCCAACTTCGGTAGTCAAGAACTCGCCGACGACGTGCAGGGTGCCATCGCGCCGCTCTCGCCCGGCTCCGACTACGGCATCGTGCGCAATGACGGGCTCGCTGAGACGCACGGTCCGTCCTGCCCGGCCATCCTTACCGAGCTGCTCTTCCATTCCAATCTCGCCGAGGCGCGCCACATGGCGGACCACCACGAGGCGTACGGGCTGGCTCTGGCGCGGGGAGTTGCGAAGTTCTGGGATCTGACGCTGCGTTCGTACTCGCCGCTGACCGACCGCGAGAAGAAGCGCATCCGGCGGCAGTTCAAGCGGGCGGACTCGAAGTCGCTGATTTGGGCGCGTCGGCTGATTGCGCGGATTCTGAAGGGGCGTGCATGAGTTGCCGCCTGCGATCCAACAGTGCGAGGCGTGCGGCCGCGACTGCCCCGTCGACATCGAACACGTGCAGTACGACCGGGCCACGGGCAAGCGCATTGCCTCGCTCTTCTTCTGTTCGGGGACTTGCTGGCGTTTCTGGTGCCGGCAGATTGCGAAGCTGCCCACGAATCCGCTCACGGTCGGGGTGCGAGTGCCGATTGAGGGGCGCTGAGTCGTGAGGCTCATCACGGTCCGCCGGCAGTTCACCGAAGGCGAGTGCTTCCCGTTCTTCTGGTGGGGAGACTGGCACGTGTTCAACGCCGCCTGCGCCAAGCATGAGCTACGCAAGGACCGGCAGATTATCGCCGACGACCCCAACTCTATGTACGCCAACATGGGCGACAACGGCGACTTTATCGGCATCGGCGACAAGCGATTCAAGGCCGAGCATCTAGACCCAGACCTGCTCACCGTCCACGACCTGAGCCGCCTCGGTGACGTCGAGATCGAATGGCTCGCAGACTTCGAGAAGCCCGTCGTGTCGAAGTGCGTTGTGCAACTCGGGTCGAATCACTCCAACACGTACGACAAGCAGCACCAGACAAACGTCATGCGCCGGAAGCTGGAGAAGATGGGCGGGGACGAGTTGCGGGAACTTCTGTGGGCTCCCGGCGGTGCCCTGGTGCGCATCGTGTTCACAGACGCGCATGGGCACGCCTGTACCGTCGTGATGAACCTGCACCACGGTACGCACACGGCGAAATATGCAGCAACTCTGCTGAATCAACTACTAGTCAAAGCTCGGTATTGGCCCGAAGTCGACATCCTGGCTCGCGGTCACTGCCACTACAAGCGCCTTGGCGCGGAGCAGCGCATGGGCTGCGACCGCCACTTCCACAAACTTACGGACAGGCCCGTGTACGTCGTATTGACCGGAGGCTATCTCAAGACGTTTCGCGAGGACGGAGAAAACTACGCCGAGGACATGGATCTTGACCCAATAGATATCGGCATGGCCCGCGCGAACATCTACCCATCAAGGTATGGCGCGCGAATCGAGGCCGTCGCGTGAAGCCCTTCGTCTTCCGCACCCAAGACGGCAGGTTCTATCTCGTGCGGTGTCCCCGGTGCCTCAGAGAGAACCCCCTGCCCGCCGTCGCAACCGGCACCTGCACATGGTGCGGCTACGTCGCCGAGGAAGGTGACGTCAAATGAGCGGCAAGTACCGGACTATCGTTGCGGACCCGCCGTGGCCGGTCAAAGACTTCGGAGCGCGAACACTATCGACGGCTGGCCAGTGGCGTGAGCGTCACGTCGGCCCGAGCAAACCCGTGCCATACGAGCGCATGAGCATAGACGAGATCGCCGCGCTCCCCGTCAACGAACTTGCCGAACTCGACGCGCATGTCTACCTATGGACCTTCGGCCGCTTCGTCCCCGACGCCTACCGGATGGTGGCAGACTGGGGATTCTCCTACTCCGCACTCCTGACATGGTGTAAGCAGCCGCGCGGCCTGGGGTTCGGCGGTGCCTACGTCCCCACGACTGAGTTCGTCCTGTTCGCGCGTCGGGGAAGACTCGCGCACAAGCAGCGGGTGGATACGTCGTGGTGGTCGTTCAAGCGACCGTATGCCCGTGGCGGGCACCCGACGCACTCGGCCAAGCCGGAGGGGATGCAGGATGTTATCGAGTCCGTCTCCCCCGGCCCCTACCTCGAACTCTTCGCCCGCAGAAACCGCCTCGGCTGGGACACGTGGGGCAATGAGGCGCTAGAGCACGTGACGATGGCGGTGTCGACGTGATCCCCTACCTCACCCAAAAGAAGCGCCTCATCAAGAACTTGGACGCGGCCCGGACCATGCTCCGTTCCCTGGTCGCCGACGACGCATATCTCTCCTACGCCATCGAGGTCGCCGTCGAGCGCCACGAAGAAGGCTTCACGGATTACGGCGACCGGCTCATTCGTACAGAGGATTATAAGCTCGACTGCGACATCGTTGAGGAAATCGCGGACTCATTGGTTTACTTGGCCGAGAAGGCGGCGCGGGAGCGGGAACAGTGAGCGACCGATTCGACAAGTCCGTCATTCCAGCCGGCGACTACTGCCACGAACCCGACGGGAGTGCGACGTGCCCGTATTGGTCGAGCACGCCCGAGCCATTTCCCGACAATGCCGGGCTGCCCGACTACGCCCGGGTCGCTCACTGCAACTACCTCGGCAAGAACGATGTCGACCTCGCCTGTCACCCGCTCTGCATCTACACACGCGAGCGGGGAGAGATAGACCCTCCCGAGGTCGCGGACTGGCTCGAATACGGGATGCTGTGGGACCAACTGAAGATGTGCGGGGTGAACGCATGACCGACCAACCCGTCTGGGTCTGCGCCGACTGCGGCATCGAGCACGGCAACAGCGAGCCGCAGTTCGCGACGTGGCACATGGGCACGTGCGGGGTCTGCGGCGACCGCGTTGCCGTGACAGAGGCCAGGGACTTCGGCTACCTGCGGCCGTCGTGGCGAGGCATGTTACAGGTTACGCAACAACCCGAATCATGCGCCGACGCTAATCAAGGTTCCGGCGACCAGGGTACGGCCCGTACCCCGGTTGGTGCCACGACCACGGACGCCGGTCAATCGACCAAGAACCCGTTCCCCGACCTGCTGTACGACCTGATCGACGAGGCGAGGAGAAACTGTGGACGCTGAGAAAGACGCCGCCCTAGTCGCCCGCTGCCCGATTCTCTACCGGGACCGCCACGGCGACATGCGCGCGACCTGCATGGCGTTCGGCTTCGAGTGCGGCCCCGGCTGGGACGGCATCATCGAGCGGCTATCCGAGCAACTGGAATTCATCAGCAACAACTCCCCCGTCGAGGTAGTGGCGACTCAGGTCAAGGAGAAGTTCGGCGGCCTGCGCTTCTACCACTACGTCGGAGGAGACGAGGCCGACCCGACGTGGTACAGCATCGTGAACGCCCTGATAGACGGAGCCGAGGGGCGCTCCTACCACACCTGCGAAGACTGCGGCAAGTGGGGCCAGCGCCGCGAAGGGGGCTGGATACGGACGCTCTGCGACGACTGCCAGTCTGCTCGCGAAACCAGGCGCGAAACGCGGGGTTCTGAAAACGAAGCGGCATCTTCACCCAAAGAGCCATATTCACGCCCGACATGAATAAGCCCAATCCAGTGAATATGACCGGCCTCACCTACTCCCCCAACGCCGACAAACTCCCCTGCCCGGAATGCGGCAGCCGTGTCGCGTACGAGTACGACTGGCGCGGCAAGTTGCGCCGCGATCGTTACGGCACCTGCACCGCGCGCGGGCTCCTGCTGACGCCCTCGTTCGTCGACGGCGCGTGGATGGGCCAGTTCTGGGCAGAGGGTCGGGACGGGGAATCGTTCGCGGCGTTCGTGACGAGGCGGGCGGGGGAGTTGCGCGCGCGTGGGTAGCGTGCTCCACCACGGCGACTGCCTCGAGGTCATGGCCGCGATGGAAGCGGGCAGCGTTGACGCGATCTGTTGTGATCCGCCCTACGGACTTGAGTTCATGGGGAAGGCGTGGGACAAGTTCGACTCGCGACCCACTGGCGGCTTCAAGCATGGGAGCGACAAGTCTTGGGTCGCTGGCCGGGTTGGGCCGTCCTACGAAGCGGGCACTCCAGCCCAGCATTTCCACACCGCATGGGCGCTCGAAGCCCTCCGCGTCCTCAAACCCTCTCACTACCTCCTCGCCTTCGGAGGCACCCGAACCTGGCACCGCCTCGCCTGCGCCCTTGAGGATGCAGGATTCGAGATACGCGACACGCTCATGTGGCTGTACGGCAGCGGATTCCCCAAGGGCAAGGCGTGTCTCAAGCCAGCGTGGGAGCCCATCATCCTCGCCCGCAAGCCGGGACCGATGCGGGAGCTGGGGATTGAAGAGTGCAGGGTGGGGACGACGAAGGATGTTCCGTCCTCCCCGCGACGGGCTACGCAGGGGGCCGCCTACGGAGACTTGTCCAACGACCGCGCCGATGGTGGGGGCTGGGACCAGAACACCGGTCGCTGGCCCGCCAACTGTGTGATAGACTCAGCAGTAGCGGACGCCCTCGGTGAGCCTGGGCGCTTCTACTTCCAAGGAGACTACGGATGGGACGACGACGTGAGCCTTTGCGCTTCGTGTGCCGAGCGTGTGGTGCAGAACGCGAGACGTGGAACATCGGCAACAAAGGCGTCTACTGCAACAAAGCCTGCCGATCCGACTTCGAGCGCAGAAGTCGGGAGGATGCCGGGCGTTACAAGCAGGCCGGATACTGGATGCTCCGGTGGATTGAGGGCGGCAAGTACCGCCACCAGTTCGAGCATCGGCGCGTCTGGGAGGACGCCCACGGACCAATCCCCAGGGGGGCCGTCGTCCACCACGTCAACCGAGACAAGGCCGACAACCGGCTCGAAAACCTGCGCCTCATGCGGGACGGAGATCACAAGTCCCTTCACTGGCGAGGCGTCCCTAAGCGGCGAACCGCTCACTAGGTTTTTCTACTGCGCCAAGGCGTCGCGGGCGGAGCGGAACGCGGGGTGTGAGGGGATGCCAGAGGTCGAGCGCAACGCCTCCAAATGGGCGCGCCTCTGCAACGTCTGTGGCTGTCGATTCGTACACAACAGAAAGCCGGATTGCGGACACGATGATTTTTCGTGGGTCGAGTGCAGGCCGACGCAGAACCACCACCCCACCGTCAAGCCCCTCGCCCCATGCGCTGGCTGGTCCGTCTCGTGGCGCGTCCCGGCGACGTGGTACTTGACCCATTCATGGGAAGCGGCACCACGGGCGTGGCCTGCGCCGAAGATGGCCGCGAGTTCATCGGCATCGAGCGCGAGGCGGAGTACGTCGATATCGCACGGGCGCGGATTGCGGCGGCGGAGGCGCAGACGAGGCTATGCGTTTGACAACTCCAAGCGGCGGGATTGACAAGTTTTCGTGCAAGAAAACGTGACACAAGAGCTGCCCGGATCGCCTCGGTAGCGACACCTCCACCGAGCAACCTTCCGGGCCATGCGGGCGCCGTCCTGCACCGTGTCGGGTGCGAGTCGCAAAGCCCTCGTAAGTCGGGCGCTTACCCGGTCTGAGTAGATCGGCCACTGGTGACGCAGAGGGTGCAGGGGACGGCAGGCGTGTTGCAGGCCATTCGGGGGCACGCGCCACAGCTCACCCGCCATTGGGCGGGCGGAGTCGCGACCTCACCGCGGTGGGGCCGCCTAACGTGGCCGTTGCGGATCAACCTCAGTCGCGTGACGACGTGACACCGGGAAGCCGGACGAGGACCGCGGCGACCGCAGCCGAGTCTGACCCGGCCTAATGCCGGTGTAGGACTCATCCGGGGCGGGCAGCTGGTTCGACCCCAGCGCCGCCCCTTTCTAGGGTGCGACAGTTTCATCGGTCGCATTCCGTACCCTGTCCACATGCCGAACTCGACGCCACGCAGTGAGACGCACCATGCAGCGGAGCCCCCCTCCGACTGCACCTGTCCGTTGGCGAGCATCCCCCTGCTCGCGGCGCCTGCGTCGGTAGCTGCGTGGCGTCGAGTTCGGAGCCGCCCCACTGAGCAACGAAAGGTGAAGATTTGAGGTATGAAGGCATTCCCGCCATCACTTGCACGCTCGCGCTCGCACTATGCGTCGCCGCTCCTGCTGCTTCTGGCAAGCTCGGCGGCGGCACTCATCTGGATCGTAAGCCGATGCCGCCGCCGCGCATGCATCACCATCACCATGCCGCGCACCCGCCCCGGCTCACGGGACGGGCACTGTGGCGGCACGAGATCGACGAACGTTTCCACTACTGGGGACGACGTCTGGGGCGACCTTTCACTGCTTGGGACCACGCCATCGCCCTGCGCGTGGTCGAGAGAGAGTCGTCTTGGCGACCCTGGGCCGTCAACGGCATCCACAAAGGGCTCTTCCAGATTCGCCAAGACCACGCGCCGGGACGGAACCTGCTCAGCCCGCTGTCCAATATCGAGTGCGCCGCCCAAATGTGGGGCCGACTCGGATGGACACCCTGGGCCGCGACCGCCTACTGAGAGGGGATGAGATGGAGAAGTACCACAAGATCCAGACGATGTTCAAGCGCGACATGGCAAACCGGGGCAGACTCATGGTCGGCGAGTGGTCGACCCCGGAACTGGCCTACCTCGCCGACAACGACTGGACGTTCACCGAGAAGGTCGACGGCACCAACATCCGCGTGATGTTCGACGGCGAGCGTGTGTTCTTCAACGGCAAGACGGACAACGCGCAACTGCACGTCGAACTCGTCGAGCGCCTACACCTGCTGTTTGACCACCATCTCGAACTCTTCCGCGAGACGTTCCCGCCGCCGGCTGCCGAGTTCGGCCCCACGCGCGTCTGCTTCTACGGCGAGGGCTACGGGGCGGGCATCCAGAAAGGCGGCTGCTACCTCGATCACAAGGACTTCGTGCTCTTCGACGTGAAGGTGGAATCGCTCTGGCTACAGCGCGAAGACGTGGTCGATCTGGCGCAGAAGTTCACCGTCGAGATCGTGCCAGCCGTCGGCTGTGGCACACTCATGGATGCAGTCGATATGGCGCGTGAGGGGTTCGACTCGCAGTGGGGCGACTTCACCGCAGAGGGCATCGTCTGCCGCCCTGTCACCGAACTCTGCACCCGGCGCGGCGGCAGGGTCATAACGAAGATCAAGCACTGCGACTTCCCACGTGATGCGACATGAAGTGCAACGAACCCGGCTGGAAGGTGACGACGACTCCGCGTACCGCTGTCGCTCCCGGCACCAAGACCTACACCGTAGCCGTCTACATGCGCCGCCGCTGGTGGAATCGCGGCCCGGTGCCGCTCGCGTTGCGGACGTGGCGGCGACTGAAAGGAGCGAGATGAAAGAACGCTGCCCACACTGCAACCACAAGCTCAAGGCCAAGAAGCGCCACTTCGATGAACCCTTCGGCGCGTCCACCATCGACGAACTGGCGCGGGCCATCTACGGCACCTTCCATCGTCACCCCAGCGACAACATCCCGTGGGATTTGTTCGCCAAGTGCGACGGCGACCACGTGGTCGCCGTCAATCGACGGGCCGCGCAGGCAGCCGCGCAAACGCTCATCGACGCTGGCGTGGGGATTGGCGCGTACAAAAGTGATGCGCGATGACCACTTCATCCCCGTCTGGGCCACCGTCGTGTTCGTGCTCGCGGTCCTGGGCGTGTACGTGTACGTGATCGTGAAAGCAACGATACTCAACTGAGAGGGGAACGCATGGCTTACGGATACACCGCGAAAGACTACGCCTACTACACCATCATGGTCGCGGTCGTCATCGGGCTACTCATCGGCCTGAGTGTCGGAGGCGCATTCGGCTGCAAGAGCTACAGCCGATACCAGAAGCGCACCGACGCGACCAACAACATCCGAGTGGCGCAGATGAACGCCAACAACCAGACGAAGCTCAACGAAATTCAGATCGCGCAGACGCAGCAACTCGTGCAGGTTGAGCAGCAGAAGGCAGCCGTGCGCGTAGCCGAAGCCAAGGGCATCGCCGACGCGCAGCAGATCATCAACACGAGTCTGACTCCGCTGTACCTTCAGCACGAAGCCATTCAGGCGCAGTTGAAGATGGCGGGGTCGCCGAATCACACGCAGGTGTACATCCCGAGCGGACCCAACGGAATCCCGCTGATAAAGATGGCACCATGAAGAAAGGCCCCGCATGAACACAGCAGTTTTCAAGGCATTCATCTACGACCTCGCCACCACCGCCGCCACCATCGCCGCCGCATGGCTGACCATTCCCGACAACGTGAGCAAGGTCGGCGTCGGCGACGCGCTCGTGCCCATCGTCGTCGGGCTGGCCGGTGCCGGTGTGCTGGCGCTGAGGCGGTATCGGATCGAGAGCTCGAGCACGAAGTGGTGACGTGAGCGACACCACCATCAACCTCGCCGACGTCGACTTGTCGTCGTTCGTCAAGCCGTCTGAGGGCGCCGCTGCCTCCTTGCGCAGTTACGGCATCAAAGGCGGCGGGTCTCCCTACCTGTACTCGCCGCCGGTCATGTGGCTGGGATCGGCAACGGCGAGCACCAACCCCATCACCCTGCCCTTCAACTGCGGCAACGCCAAATCAACCAAGGAGACCCCCATGGGCGGAGAAACCTGCAACCACTGCGGCGCACGTCGCGAGTGGACGAGTTCGGAGTCGAGCGCGAGCTATCGGAAGGACGGCAGGACGAAGTCGGACATGTCCGTGAACCTCATCGGCTACCGTTGCGGCACGGTCCTTTCGAATGCGGCGACTTGCCAGTACGGGAAGGACGGCAACACGAAGCACACCAACACCCCCTGGACCGTCGACGTTCGCGGCGACGACTGCAAGTAGACAAGACTGCGCGCTTGCTCGCGCATACGCCCTCCGTCCACGGCCGCACCGGGGCGGAGGGCGTTCTCTCAACACGAATCGGGCATCTGACCTAGCAGGGATTTGGTGTTGACACGCCGTATAGAACGGTATAGCTTGCAACTACGCGATAACTGAAGCACTACGAGGAGGCGCCACTGACACAGACGGATAGGTCGTTCATCGAACGAGAAGAGGGGACATGAGAAACGCAGAGGGGGTCCCCCGCCACGAAGCTGAAGGACCCCAACGCTCCACCGCAAAGCAGAGCACCGCACAGCATACCCGCCTCGTCACCTGCTGGGAAGACGCCGTCGCCCTCGCCGGTGCCCTCACGCTCATCTGGTTCACCGCGGTCATCATCTACGCGATCGCGGTCGTCATCATGGCGGTGGCGGGGTGAAGGCCATTCGCTTTGTCGACTTCGAGGATACCGAGCAGTCGGAAGTTGTCGGGGAAGACGCATGTCCGCATTGCGAAGGCGTCGGCCACGCAGTCGCATCGACACCCGAACGCGACTTGGCCATCACCGTGTACCGCTTCGCCTGCGAGGACTGCGGCTGCGAGTGGGTGGCGTCGTGAGCGAGATCTCGTTCGCCGTCTCGCGCGAAGACGCCGACCTCATCGACCAGATCGTGGACCGCATCGAGGCCACGATTCAATCCGACGATGGTCAGTGGCCGCGCATAGATGCCACCATGGACATCACCGCGTGCGTCGCCAACGGGTGTCCGCTCGACCTCGCCCAACTCCTGGCGTCCGACGACTTCACCTTCACCCACGACGTGTGCGGCATCTATCGCAACATCGACCGCAAGACCGGCAAGCTCGGAGACCACTTCGTGCCGCGTACCAGTGTTCCGGTGACGTCGTGAGGCGCGAGTACGAGATGACTCAAGAGCAGTTCGACAGGCTGCTTGAGGCGTGCAAGCCGGTTCCGATGATCGCCCTCCAATGCGGCACGCCCGCAAGGCCACAGGAGAACGCGAACATGGTGTGGCGAATCCTTGGCGACGAGATGGGGTTCGTCTGGGACACAGTGGCGCCGGTGGCCAGGGGGAAGCGGTTCTTCACGGCAGAGGAGTCGCCGCGACCGCAGGTACGCCCGCTCCACATCGTCTTCGACGGTCCGCCCTCGCACGAGTCCGGACGCTTCGTTGAGTGCGAGACGCCCGACGGTCGCGGCGTCGCGGCTGGCGAGTGGGTCGAACGCGACGATGGTCTGTGGGCGCTCGTTGTGCAGGCTGTATACGAGGTCTCCCCATGACCGGCACCACAAGAACCCGCACCTACGACACCCCCGCCGACGCCTTCGAGGCCATCGCCAAGGTCGAGTTCTTCGGCGAAGACCTGCGCATGTCGAGGGAGATCGAACGGCACCCGCACGGCGACACCATGACCGTTACCGCCGAGTACCGCGATCCCGAGGGCAAGCAGATCGGCGTCGCTGAGTTCGTGGCGACGCATGAGCGCGACGTGTTCCCCATCGACTTCGGCGAAGAGCTGCCGGACGACTCCGACACCTGCCCCGATTGCGGCACCGTCCGCGTGGCCTTCGCCGAAGACGCCGACCAACTGAGGGAGGGGGCGGCATGAGCCCACGCGAATCCTACGACGAATACGCCGCAATCCGCGCCGTGAACTGGGGCACGCTCAAGGAACTGGCGAAGTCCCCGAAGCACTACCGGCACCGGCTCGCGACGCCGCGCACGGACAACCCCGCGATGGCCTTCGGTCGCGCCGTCCACTCGGCCGTCCTGGAGCCCGATCGCTTCCCCGTCGAGTTCACCGTCTACACGAACGGCGACCGTCGCGGCAACGAGTGGAAAGAGTTCGCCGCCGCCAACGCCGACAAGACCATCCTCAAGACCGCCGAGTACGAGAAGGCGCTCGCCGTACGCGACGCCGTACGCGGCCACAAGCGCGCCCGGCAACTGCTACGGCGCGGCAAGGCGGAGCAGTCCATCGTCTGGATCGATCCGCAGACCCGCATCCGCTGCAAGGCCCGTCTCGACTTCGTCGGCCCGCTCGGCATGTTCGACCTGAAAACCACCGGCGACATCGACCAACGCATCTTCGGCGGCGTGGTCGCGCGTATGAACTATGTCGGGCAACTGGCCTTCTATAGCAACGGCCTGCGCGCCCTGGGCATCGACCGGCCCGTCTACATCATCGCGGTCGAAGCCGAAGCACCCCACGACGTCGCAGTCTTCCCCGTCGACGAAGACACGCTCGACATGGGCCGCGACCAAGTCTACGAACTGCTCCACCTGCTGGCCGGGTGCCGGAAACGGCGCAGTTGGCCGGGTCAATGTCCACGCGAGGCGCCGCTGTGGCTGCCGTCGTGGGCGTATCCGATCCCCAGTGACGAAATCGAAATCGAGGTGTTGTCATCGTGAAGTTCTCCGACATGTACCCGAAGGACCGCATCTACGCGGCCGACTTCAAGGGCAAGCCGTACACGCTGACGTTCCGGGCCGAGGAGCCGGTGACGCAGGAGTTGCTCGGCAAGGGCAGCGCCAGCGAGAAGTCCATGCCCGTCTGGCACTTTAGGGAGACGCCGAAGAAGATGCCTGCCGTACTCACTAACGGCGTCTGCGCCCGCGCCATGTTCGGCGACGAGTCCGACGACTGGGGCGGCCACAAGATCACCCTCTACCCCGCCCCCGATGCGAGCGGCTTGGCCGACGACGGCCTCTGCATCCGCGTGAAGGGCAGTCCGGAGCTCACGAAGCCGCTCAAGTTCAAGGCGCAGATCGGCCGGACGAAGCAGACATTCACGCTTGTCCCCACGGCGAAGGGCAAGGATACCGCCCCTGGGCCCACCACAGCCCCGTCAGGCGACGATGAGCCGCCCGACGACTCCGCAGCCGCAGAGGGCGCCGACGACGGCACAGAGGCCGACGACGGCACCGACGAGGACTTCGGCGCGCTGTTCCCTGAGGGCGACGACAACGGAGGCAGTGAATGACTCCCTACGCCACACAGCGCGTTCGTAACATGCAGGCGTACGTCAACACGCACGAAGACCTAGACGAAGCCGCCCGCGCATTCATCTCCGACCTCGACGGCGAATCCATCATGGCGGAACTGTTCCCCATCGTCCGCAACGCGATGGCGAACCAAGTCCGCACCATGACCCGCGCGGCAGAGCGCGAAGTGCGCGACAATCCCGGCGGCGTCGGCGGCCTCTTCGAGCATCCCGCCGACCGCGACCGCATGCTCGGCAAGCGTTTCGCCGTCAACGGCCACTTCGTTTGGTGGATCGAAGCGACTGCCGACGAACACCTCGAATACGCCGCCGAACGCCGCCGCCTCGCATCGGGCAACATCGCAACGGCGACGATCCACGAAGCAGCGGCGAACACCATCACCAAGAACGGCGTGACGTGTCTCGGAGACATGTCGTGAGCGCCGCAAGTTTGGCCGGGGCCATGGCACTAGCGAAGCCCATTCCCACCCCGCCCCGGCCTTCAAGTAAGCCCCGCGCCATTGAGAGACCGAAACCCATAAGTACTCCGCGCGGGGCCAAAGACAAGGACGGGGCCAGGGTCATCGCGAAACCCAGCCCGTCACCGCCCCGTCCTTCAACTACTGCCGCTGGCCAAGGATCGAGCGAAACCCACCGGGTTGCCGCCAGCGGCACCACTCTTGACGACGGCCAAACGGCAAGCGAAACCCACCGTCCACGCGCCGTCGTCAAAGATTCCAGCGGGGGCCAAGCGAGCTGCGAAACCCAGCCTCACTCCGCCCCCGCTGGATACCTCGACCTGCGCGTCTGGGCAGAAGCCTTGAACGACGCGGAGCAGGAGCGCATCCGACAGGGCAACCGTATCGCCCTGTCGGATGTCGACTTCGCGCAGTTCGCGGCCATGCTCGATTCGCTCAAGCGCACCGAGAAAGACATCCTCAAGTCACTCATCGCCTGCTACCTGCGCGTCGTCGACCCCGACATCATCGCGTGGCAGGTAGCGGCGAAGGGATTGGGCGAGAAGTCGCTCGCGCGCCTGCTTGGGCAGACGGGGCATCCCGTCCACACGACGCGGCACCATTGGGAAGGCAGCGGCGAGAAACGGACCCTGATTGACGACGGGCCGTATGAGCGCCGCGTATCCGACCTCTGGTCGTACTGCGGCCACGGCGACCCCAACCGGCGCAAGCACACCGGCATGAGCGCAGAGGATGCCGCGCGGCTGGGCAGCCCCAACGCCAAGAAGCAGGTCTACCTCATCGCCGTGTCGCTGATGAAGTGCGGCGACCCGCACTACCGCCTGTTCTACGACAAGGCCCGCGAACGCTACGCAGACCGCGTACACGCGCAGCCCTGCGTCCGCTGCGGGCCAAGTGGCAAGCCAGCGCCAGAGGGATCGCCGTGGAAGCCATCGCACCAGAACGCGGCGGCGCTGCGGCTACTCGGCAAGGAAGTCTTGCGCGACCTGTGGCTCGCCGGAGGTGGCAAGTGAGCGCGACCTACGAATCCGCCCTCGTCACCGCCCTAGTCGAACAGACCATCGCCGACGCCCGTACCCGCTTGTCCGACCCCGTCACCGCTGCCGAGATCGCGGCGGTGATGGGCCTGGGCATCCAGACCGTCTACGCGGGCTGGCGCACGGGTGCGATTCCGTCGACGCGCATCGGCGGCAAGGGCAGCAACTACATCACGCCGCGCGCCGTCTTCGTGGCGTGGTGGCAGACCGGCGGCGCTGAGGCGTTCCTTGCCGAACTGGGGCGCTCGCTTGAGGACCGGGAGAAGGCGACAGCATGATTGAGGTACGCACGCAGAAGCAGCTCGACGCGGCGCTGCAGAAGAACACGGGCGAACTGATTGCCATCATCGGTGATGGTTGGTTTGACGTTTACCGCTCGGCCACGGTCACGGCCTACGACTCGGCCACGGTCAGGGCCTGCGACTCGGCCACGGTCACGGCCTACGGCTCGGCCACGGTCAGGGCCTACGGCTCGGCCACGGTCACGGCCTACGGCTCGGCCACGGTCACGGCCTACGGCTCGGCCACGGTCACGGCCTACGACTCGGCCACGGTCACGGCCTGCGACTCGGCCACGGTCACGGCCTACGGCTCGGCCACGGTCAGGGCCTACGGCTCGGCCACGGTCACGGCCTACGGCTCGGCCACGGTCACGGCCTACGGCTCGGCCCCCGTCAGGGGCGGCGGCTCG